CTGCAGGCTCGCGAAGCACAGAAAGAACTGCAGACAGCGTAACAAGCGATCTAACGTTCTCGTAGACCTTGATGACTTAAGTACAGTAGTTAACGTAGTAATTAGGAATCAGAGAGGAGACAGCATGCCGCAAGACAAAGAAGTCTCAGTCACTTTCAAAACAAGTGACCTCGAGATACTTCAGGCCCTTCTCAAGGACCTGCTAGACACTGAGTATCACAACTCAGTGAGGGACGAAGACATCGAAGTTGGCGGAGACATTCGACGCCTGCACAACATCATCACAAACGCCCTCTAGAGTTTGAAGATGGAGGCCTCTCTAAATCAGAGGCCTTCGTCTCCAGAAGCCAGAGACGAAAGGAGGCGGGCTAGGTACAAAGGATAGCGGAGGACTAGAACAAAACTCCAAGGCCGGAGTCTGCTTTGAGGTATGGGCCATCCGTCCCTAAAAACGAGGAGGAACACAAACATGCGATTCAATTGGAAGCGGGCCGCATTCGCTGCGGGCCTAGCGATCACAAGCTTCGCGCTGGGCCAGTCGTACACTCATGGGGAGCCAGTGTGCCGAACGGCCCACTACATCGAGAGCACGCCGAATACGCCATCGACACTGAAGGCCGGGTACGTGTACAAGGTGCAAGGAGATGCGGTCCAAACGTACACCTGCAACTAGCCATCCCGCTAGACCATGAGACCACAGGCAGAAGTGTTTGTGGTCTCCGTGGTGTAGCAAGGAAGGTAACATCCGTACCCACGATGACAGATTCGTTAGAAACAGTGCGTCTAAATCACCATGGTTACCCTGCTGAAGTGGGTTCTCGTCTCGAGTTTCTCGATTTTCTCAGTGAGGTAAGTTTCTAAATCGATGCTGCACGTTACGTAGTAACACACAAGAGACAGGATCGGAAGGGTTTCGTAAAGGTATTTATAAGGTTATATAATTACCTAAATATCATAATACCTAAACGCTAAGAACGAGAAGAGTGTTTTGACTGTTCACTTTGACTCCATGCTCTTAAGGACGGTTTAAACAGTCTTTTCCACCTCTAGACACTCGTAGATAAGTATCCCGTTGAAAAGGTACTCTCGGATATACTATAATAAGGAGAAGAGAAGAAAACAGAGAGGAGCCCGATGTACACGATACCAACAAAGAAGTGTCCGTACTGTCCTGAAGGAGAGCACCCCATTACCGAGTTTTACGGTAACGGTTGGTGTAAAACGAGGAATGCTGACTACCAACGCAAGCGTGCATCTCGTCTCAAAGAAGAGAAACGTAGAGCACAGGTTCTCTCAGGTCAAGTGTCTCCTGCGGCGATGACGGACGAAGAGTTCCAGTTGTGGATTAAGTACCGCCGTGAACAAGCAGATCAGGTAGAGCGGGAGCGGGAGCGGGATCGAGGTACGGAAGGCACTACTGAAGGATCAGGGTCACTCTACAAGGAGGTAAAACAGATCCCAGGGTTCCACATGAGTGACGAGGAAATCCGTTCTCTACAAGAGGAGGACTAACGAATGGCAACGTGGGTTGCGAAGATCAACGATAAGTGGTACCCAGTAGGACAGGTAGCTCGGATCCTGAAAGAAAAGGGCCAGCTACCCAACGACCTGAACATGAAGGACCTCGATATGGCCAGTATCCTCATGAAGCTGGGGTTCGAGGTACAGGAGGCATAGTAGTCAAAAGGTCCAAATCAAGACAAAAAATACACCGAAGTACCCGCTTGATTTGGGCCTCTTGATTGCTATATAATTGAGTTAGAAACAAAAACAAAACAACATAAGCTGAAGTTACTGAAAAACAGTAACTACAGTAACAAAAGTAGTGGCATAAGTCTCGGTCTCATTACAGAAAGGGGAACGGATGGACAACACAGAGGTGCAGAAGGCACAGGAGGTCATGAAGGGCCTCATGGAACGTATCAACGATGCACTTCGGAAACAACACGACCTCATCGAATCAGGGGTCGTAGGGCCCGAGGAGTACGGATACGCATTGAACGACGACGACACGCACGACATGATGTACGTCGAGGAGGTCCTCGATAAGGTCGTGCAGGAAGCAACACAGGATGAGGAACTGCAGGAGGAATCGTGTGTGATTCCTGATTCCGCAAGTGTCAAGGGCTTCAAGGATCGTATCAAGCGGGCGCTCATCATGTACATCGCGGACTGTGAGAACACTGAATCGATTCCGATGGTGTACGGTTTCGACGGTTTCATCAAGTACTTGGAACTCCTACAGAATGGCTCAGTAGACCTCATGCACGCACTGTACAAGGAGAACGAGTTCAAGCTGTAAGGCCTGAAGGTTGTACCTCAGAGACTGTTGTCTCTGGGGTAGAGCTATTAGGCAGTTCCTATACGAAAGGAAAGAGACATATGTCAATACCTCCTGATGGGTTCGAACGTGAACCTGCAATTCCTGTACCTCTTCAGGTACTGGAGTTTGTCGATGAGCACCCGATCACAAAGGAACTGATTGCAGTGTACGCAATCGACCTTTGGACCGCAGGGGACTTCAAGCACACGATCGAGTTCAGTGAGAACCCTGATGCAACGCAAGCGTTCATCAACAAGTACCTGCCACGAATTGAGAGGTTAGCAGAGAACCTAGTCGAGATTCTCGCAGCACAAGCGTAACAAGAAAGGAGTACGTATGGACGAGGTGCTCATCACTGTTGTTAGCCAAGAAACACAGGAAGGTTTCACATACCCTGTGACATCGGTGTACCGAATCGAGTTCGAGGCAGGTACTGCACAGGAGTTCGTGGGAATGCTCGAGCATGACCTCGATTGTCACAGCAAGGTGGTCAGCTTCGAGAGGTTGTACGCAAGACCGCAACACATCGCACAAGAGGAATTGGCACGTATCAAGAACGCGGAGTCAGACGGTCTGTAAACCAACATAGTTGTATGGTATCCGATTGGACCCTCTTGCAAAGGTCCTTTCGAATGCTATATAATTAGTCAATCAACAAAATCACACATAACAAAAGGAGACATATGGCAGCACACAAAAAGCGGAACGGTGAGCTCCTGATGTGCTTCTCCTGTAAGAAGGACCCTCCTGAACATCAACATTGTGTAGGTGATGGTCCTCTTTCGGAGTGGTTCTACTGTCACTGTTCCTGTCAACCAACTTGTACGCGTCCTGAATGCAACACAAAAGCGGGACGAGTCAAGAGGAATTGGAAGCCTATAGCATGTGACAAGTGTCATCTCATCCCTTGTTGTTGCGACTAGGAGGAGTGCATGTATGACATAGATGAGTACAGGAATTGCAGGTTCGCGGCTGCCTTGTACTACAAAGTCATAGAGGCTCAGTGCCAGGTGTACGGCTTCAGCGAACTGGACTACCCGGGCACATACGACGCAGTCGCTCTTGAAGTTGTGCAGAGGCACTTCAGCATTGTTGTAACCAGAGAGGAGTACACATGTCACTAGACCTTGCAGAAGGTGTCGAAGACCTCGTAGCTGAGGTGGCTGAGAAGCTGCTTCGACAGGAGGATCCTGGGAAGGCTCGTCGGTACGACGCAGCAATGACGGTACCGGACCAAGAGTACCTCGATGCGGCACAGAACATCTGGAACAGATTGGTCATGAAGCGGGGCATCAAGTTGTTGAAGGACATCACTGAAGCACAAGTGTCCGCGTACCGCGACGAGTACGGAGAGGAGCCAGTATGACACCGGCACAACAGAAGCGTACCAGCAAGAAGGAGAACAAGAAGGCTGGTTCGGCGTTCGCACCGACACCGAAGCAGGTCAAGACGGACGGACAGCACGAAGGTATGAAGAATCGGCACCTTCGAGGAGTACAGTCTCCCATCTGACAGGTTCGCCTGACACATTCGAGAGAGTGTGTCGGACAAACAGGTCAAGGTGGCTTGTTGAAAGGAGTTCAATATGGCTTCAGAAAGATTTCAATACCTCGGGCGAGGTGACCTACCTGTACCGGGAGCAATAGGACGTACCATCAATGAGATGGTGGAGTCTGGTGAAATCATCGAAGAGTTCGACGATCACGGTGACACCGTGTACCATTTGGCGCCTGCTGCAGAAGTCAACGGGGTCAGCATCTTCGACCCTAGTAGAGCTCTGGACCGAGCGATCGTCATGCTCCAAGGTGTCATTGACGACATCAGTGAGGACCCAACACCTGAGTTGGATGACCTCAAGAAGATCATGTACGCCCTGAAGCAGGAACTGGAGAATCGAGAGGCTGTAGCACAAGCTCTCGCAGGAGCACTTGATCGAGTAGGGATGGACCCGATCGACGCAATGACGAAGGCCATCGCACTCCTGGAGGAACTGAAACGACCGGACCAGTTGACCGCAACAGACATACTAGGCAGGGCAGCACTGGCAACGCTCACTGCAGCACAGTCGTACATCCGCGATAAGTGGTAAGAAAGAGAGGGGAGACAGCAGTGATCAAGTTCGTAGCATCACAGGAGGACATCAAGGATGGGTCCGTTGGTCTCGAGTTCTACGTCCCGAAGGATGTGCACGCTTACGTTGTTGAGCCTGAGATGCACGAGGAGCACCAGACTACAGTTACACTCATGTTCTCCAAGGAACAGTGGGAAGCGTTCTTCGACTTCGCTATGGGCCTGAAGAACCCTCGCCACTGATAGTTGCACTTCAGGTCCTGAAACCTAACAGTAATAATCCAATCCTAGACTAAAGGAGGGCTACATGAGGGTAAGGTCAGTAGTCGTCGCAGGTGCCATCGTTGCATCTAGCATCTTCGTTCCTGTTGTTGCTCAAGCGGACACGAGGATCTGTGGCAACCCAGTTTACGCTGGAATGGCAGTAAGTACGTGTTCCGGACAAGAGAAGCAGACACACTGGTACCCGAGCTTCTTCGGGTTCGGATGGGTTGGCAAGTACATCGCAAGGTCGTACCACAACTCGTACCTACCTGACCTCGCGAAGGTGCTGAACAGCGACACAGGACAGCAGATACGAGACAGTTTCAACAAGATGTTCCCGTAGTACCTGTTGTATGGTATACGATTGGCCACTCTTGAAAGTGGCCTTTCGTAGGCTATATAATAAGGATAGAAGCAAAAACGAGAGAGGGAACAGTTATGACTCCTACCGAGGTTTCACTCATGACCATGGGCTGTACTGTTATGGGTATCATCGTCGGGTGGGTTTCTTGCTGGCTCCTCAATCGATAAGGAAAGGAGAACGGATGAGAGGACCAAAGAAGACCTGTAGACGATGCGGAACACACCACTGGCAGCAAGGTGACTACTGCAAACAGTGTCAGGCGTCCCTGGGCAAAGGTGAGTGGGCAGAGATACTGTCCGAGGATATGGAGAAGGAACGTCAGCGGATCCTAGCAGCTCCAAAAGCGCCTACCTCAGTGTCCAAGTTGATCACGTACCCATTCCCGATGTCAGATGGGACGATGGCGTACCTGAACTTGCCAGAGACCATCTTAACGATAGATGTACAGCGACTTCAGAGAATGTTGGACACGTTGCCTTACCAATCTGGTGACGGAGAGGAGGTGTAGACTTGGTTCAGATGTTTGTCGGTGCAGGCCTCTTTGCCGCTGGAGCGACGTTCACTCTTGCGGTGCAGTGGGTCTCACACAAGATCGAGATCGGAGGAAGGGCGTGACGCATGAGAAGGTTCACTTTCGACTCATTAACATGCCGTGTTGCGGTACGCTATACTGTCGAGTGAACCCGAGGTTGCCGAACTACTGTCCTGAGTGCGGCAACCCAGTCTTTGCTGCAATCCGAATGGACCCGACAAAAGTTCTAATTTCGGATGACAATGCAGAACTTCGGTTCCATGCCTGAAGGCGAGGGCATCTGGTTGTCCGATGAGATGCTGGACCAACTGACACAAGCAGCTCGTAACCAGGTGCTCAACGTATCAAAGGGCCTACCGGCACGCCGTCCTAAAGGACAGGAACCACAGAAGCAGGAAGTCAAGCTCAAACGGAGGTGGTTCAGAGGGTTGTTTCTTCTGTTCCTATCCTTCGTAGCAGACATACCACTAGTAGTTGCAGGATTGGTGTGCCTGATAACCATAGTCGGAGCCCCTGTGGGCTTAGGGTTGTTAGGCACGTCAGGGTTGTTGATGTCCGGAGCAGTCATGTACCTTGGTAAAAAGGTACCGAGAAGGAGGTAAGTATGGCATACAAGCTTACGGATGTGATCACTGAGGATACGGGCCAAGAGTTCGATCCTGCTCTGGTCAAGAAGGTCAACAGATTCATCAAGATGGGGTTGCGCAATGCCTTCATGGCAGGCTTCGAGGCGAGTGCTGAGGGGTTCAACGGTGAGTTGAATCCGTTTGTCAGCGATGACAACAAGTACAAGGAGCTTAAGCCAGGGTTCGAGAAGTGGTACCGTACAGTTGTCGCTGAGACTGCACGGTACGTAGGTCTGTTCTAGCGGAGCTGAACTAGAGGGTTACAGAAAAATTCCAAAAAATTCTTTCTGAACCCTCTTGCTTGGTGCCGCTTGTCCGATATATAATTTGTATATTGAAGAGCAACAAACATTGAGTGTTTCACAATAGAGTGGACACCGATGTCGAGTAGTGAAAGGAAGTGAATGGATATGCCCAAGGTCACCAAGGACGCTCCGTCCGAGACGGAAGTTCTGACCGATGCCGAGGCCCCCCAGGGAGCCGAGGGAAGCACCGAGGCGGGCGCCGCAGACGCGGCTCCCAAGAGCACCACGTCCAAGAAGGACGCTCGTCCGACCGGCTCGAACCGGAAGCTCCCGGATGGGTTCATCACGCCTGTCGAGGCCGCCAAGGTCGCGAGCCAGATCAAGGGTGACACCGTGCCCCCGCAGCACATCTACGGGAGCATTCGCAACAGCAAGGCGTTCAACGCGGCCTGCGTCGTCATGAGCGACGAGAAGGACGACGCGAACCCCAACGGTCGCCCGATCATCAACAAGGCGAAGTTCGTCGAGTGGTACACCAACAAGGTGCAGGCCAAGACGGCTACTCCTGCAACTGCGACGCCTGCTTCGACCGACGTCGCTGCGGCTACTCCCGCAGAAGTCGTGGAGCCCACCACCGTCAACGCCTGACGCGTCCCTCTACGGAGGCATACCGTCAGAACGTTGCCTCTGAGGACCCTATAGTACCAGGGGAACCTGCTACTCTAGGGCCTCGGGGGGAGCGTTTCAACGAACGAAAGGATTGGTACATGCGGTACTTTCACACGTGGTCGCACCAGTTCTCACTAGAGGCACTACGTGCTTTGAGTACGAGCTACTGGCACAACTTCATGTCTCTCTACCATCACTTTGCAGGTCCAGGAGCATGATCGAAAGGAGATCGATTGGGACGAATAAGACGAGGTGTCTACCTCGTTGCGGTGGTTGGGATGCTAGGCATGATGGCTCCAAAGGCTTTTGCTGTTCCTACACCTTCACCTGCCTCAGCAGCGTCGGAGTGTACCCCGAATACCAATGTGTGCTTCAACCAGTACGCGTCGGGATGGGACAGCAAGACGCACGAATATGTGATCAGAGCCAACGTCAGCGAGATCAGCTTGACCTTCGGGAAGATTTCCGCTCGTCGGGCGATCATGATCTTCACCCACCGCTACGACCCAGACGCCAAGAAGTACGTGCAGTACCTTGTCGCACAGGCACCTTTCTGTTGGCAAGCAGACTGCTACGTAGAGTGGCGAACTACCAACGCCAGCGAGGCGCAGCTAGCCTTCTGGTGGGGGTCGACGTACAATGACAAGAACCAATCAGTGATTTCCAAGGCCGGCTTCCCTAGCGGCTCGGAGTAGAGCTGGCGACACGGACATGGCGCTTGCCCCTTGGGCCGACTTCCTTGCGGCCCTTGGGGGAAGTTCTAAGTTAGGAGAGGACAATGCACGAGGTAGCAGTGCTCATAGCAATTGGACTGTTGGGGTACTTCATCTTCAGTCCAACGCCGAAGGGTAGCTGCCACAACAAGAACTGTGACTGTCCAGAGTGCTCGCGGAACCGGTAGTGGCGGTGGCTTGGGAGCAAGTAATGACGGAGGAACACCGTCGGCGCTACACTCCCGAGCCTCCAGCGCTCCCGGTACAAACCGTACACACTTCAGAAGACCCGACAGCTTGTTGGCGGCGACTTAGGTGCGACGTAGTCGTACGCATAGTCTGAAGACAACTAAGCCGGTCGAATACGACTGAGAGGCGACGGTAGTGCCGGGAGCGCTTCAATTTATCCAAACGTACCTAGGAGGGAGGTGATACATGTCAAACCTTGTAGTTGATGTGTCCACTCTCCTAGGAGGAGCCCATTGCGAGGTGCCCGATGTATGATCGTAACCCTTATGACGACGTGCGTGCTGCTGCCTACCGTACCCTTCTCGAAGCAGGCATCATCTCATGGACTGAGCTCGCAGCGTTCCAAGAACGTCAGGGAAACTGGACTCCTAACAGTACTGAACAACATACTAACTCAAGTCCTGCTGATACAATCCCCATCGATACCTACCCATCCGACGGTATCGTTGTCTCAGTCAAGCGTGCAGACGTCATCTCCGCTAGAGACACGACGTCAAACCATCTTGCTTTGTATTCGGGGACCGTGGAAGGGCCAACCTCAGGAGTCGAACGGGATATGGAACAACACGTTGAGGAAGGACACTAGAGGTGCCTATCAGTTCGAATGGCGAACCTGGGACGAGACGGCAAAGGAAACGGGTAGGACTTGGCTTATCGGGGTCGACCCTGCTTTTGCATCGCCTCAGGATCAGAGTGATCAAGCATGGTCACTGTTCACGCTACATGGTATCGGCCGCTGGCCAAGGAGGGGACAATGTCGGAACGCAGCGTAGTCCTGACGATCAAGGTTGACACTTCAGGGTTTGTGAAAGCGATTGATGATGCATTGCCTGTTGCACGCGGAGGAATTCGGTACACGAAGCAGTCGTCGTGTTGGTATATCGAGTGTCAAGGTCAACCGATCTGTGACATGGAAGCTCACATAAATTGGCACGCACAACGTTCGGTCATCGAGCAGTACGAACGTGAAAGGTTGGGTAGGGAGTAATGGACTTTGACCACGAGTACTATGTGACACCAGGCATCAACGAAGCTGCATGCATCCGAGAGGCTCAGATGTATGCTCTCCAAGGTGAGACGTCGAAGGTGCACTATCATGGCAAGTACACAGCAGACGGCCAGAGGTTGCAAGGATGTCAAGAGGGTGGACAGTTCGGTTGTCGTGTGTACAAGTCCAGTATCCAGGACCAGATCAATGTGGGATGACCAGAGTTGGTTCTTCATCCCTCGAGACAGTGACCATCCGATCTTTTGGATCATCGCCAACCTCGTAGTTGGGTACGTCATCGTCTGTTTCCTACTTCTAGTGGTGGCCAAATGAAGACCAACGCTGAGTACGCTGCATGGTTGATCGACAACCGCCTTCGACGGAGGGTACAAACACGTGACATCTGTAGATGTCCTAGTAAGAGAGGACATACGGAACCTTCATGGACGATGCTCTTAGCAGCTGCGGAACTCGCACCCGAGGCAATTGCGATACATGTTCACGACAAGTGTCTGAAGCCGAACACGATCAACTGGCTCCACTCCGTCAAAGAATGCTCCCACTGTGGTGATTTGTTTGCGAGCCCGTGGGAGATGTGGTGCGAGACGTGTACGATCATTGCAGGCGAAGAGTGGCTTGGGTGGAAACAGGCACGTGAGAAGGAACTCGAGTTCCGAGCCAATCTTTTGGGTTACAAAAATCCCCCGTTGCTTGGGGCCTAAGTTCAAGCGTATAATAAGGGTAATCATGACAGACAGTGTAGCTCCGACGAGTGCGTTACTGGGACACTGCATCAGTGTCTATCAAGCAATGTACGATAACTCCGTCCCGTACCTGGACACTCCTTATAGGATATGGGACGGATTCAGTACTCACCTCGTGAAGCGGCTCAACCTGTCAGTACCTTACTACACCAAGTGCTTCACGGCCCTCAAGGTCATGGACTGCGTGCGACAGATCAGGAGGGGCGGATCCACCACTACCTCTCAGTGGCTGCTCCTCCGCCCTCCTGATGTGTCGTTGTTTGAAGCTCACGTACCAGCAACAAAGCAAGACATGCAGGGACAGCAACTCAGGGACCTGCGTAAGCGTGTGCAGGAACTTGAAGACTTCATCAAGGGAGCTTGATATGCCAACGATGGAAAAGGCGAAGCTCTGTCCGAGATGCGGACACCCTGGTACTCCTACTGGTATCCAACCAGGAGAGGACCGATCGAAGGTACACACGTTTCGGTGTGACAACGAGCGTTGTCAATGGAACGGTACAGGCTTCATCGTACAGGTGTTGTCTGATGGAACGATTCCAGAGCGCCAACCAGGACCCAAGCAGTTCGATCTGATGCAGGTGCCTGGAGTGGCTCAGATGGGTCGTGACATCCTTCGTCGCACAGTAGCTGAGGACCCTGAGCTCGCAGCGTTCCTAGAGGACAAGGGGCTATGAAACCTATCCCATTGCCATCTGACGTCGAGCTCTCTATAGATCAAGTACGAAGGGTCATTGCAGCGCCAAACGGCTCTCTCATCGATGACAACATTCGTCCTGTGGAAGCTGTAGTGGAACCAGTGAACTTGGGTACGGAAGAGCAACAGGTGCTTGCTATCCAGCTGACAGTGTGTATCGGTCTGGAGGACGATGACATTTTCAAGCTGTTAGAAGCAGGCCACTTCTACCTCAGTTTCATTGGCCACGTCGTGCCCTTCAACCTTCGAATGGTGCTCTAAAGTCCCCTCTTGATTTGGGACTTGAGACCGATATATAATTAAGACATGAGAGAGCGACTGAAAGTCAATCTTCGGGTCATTCCTGAACTTGAAGGACCTGTCATGAAGTTCCGTGCTCCAAGCCGGACTCGTGTCGGCAAGCAATTCGATCACATCACACTCTTACATCCTGATGGTCACGTAGAGTGTTGTTGTGAAGCAGGAAAGATGGGTAACGAATGTTGGGCTATGACGGACGTCAGGGAGGGAAGGTACGTTGGAGAGCTCTGAGTGGCGTCCTGACCACCTAGTCTTGAAAGCGAACGAGATTGATGAGGAGCACATCGCTGAGTACATACGGCACATTCGTCAATGCTTGTACGCCTTGGAGATGAGTCACACTCTCCAGGAGTTTGCCGTCGAGTTCGAGTGTATTGCTACCAACACAATTGGCTACCGAAACGGGTTACAAGTAGAGATGCAAAACCGTGTTGCAGGCGTAGCTATGAACAACTGAGTGGAGGTGAAAAGTGTGTACGGTGATGCTATAGCTGAAGGCGACGTACCTGAAGAGGACCTTGCTTCTGACGATGATAAGGTTGTCACAGGTGTCAGCCCGCCCGAGGGACGTGAGGAGGAAGATTGGGAACCAAAGCCGACCTCATAGGGGTCCTACAGAGTTTCGTCGGTATCAAAGAGGCTCCTGACGGATCGAACATGACACCAATTGGTGCTGAGTTCGGTTGGAACGGAGTCGCTTGGTGTTGCGAAACTGTCTCGGTTGCTCTGAAGCGTGCAGGCGTTCCAGGGTTTTGGACTGCGGGAGTACTGGACGCTCGTGAACGTGCCAAGCGAGGAGAAAATGGAATGCAGTTTGTTCCATTCGCAGGAGCACCTCAGCCTGGAGATGCAATCCTCTTCGACTGGACTGGGGGCAGAGGCACAGGGTCTCCTGACAGCTTCCACATCGGTACGATCATCGAGGTTGTAGGCGACACGTTCCATACCATCGAAGGCAACACGTCGAGTGGATGTGCTTGGGTTTGGAGAGATCGTGCCTTCGTGCAAGGCTTCATCCGCTTCCCATTCGACGCTCCCGTTCCAACACCTACACCACAGGAGGGTGATTTGGGCTGGCCAAGCTTTACTGACCCCAAGAACGGTAACAAAGTCATCGCGTCTCCAAAGGGTGACTTCTACAACTACAACTCGAAGGGTGCTCCTGGAGGCAACCAGTGGCTTGGTAACCTAAGTCAGTTCAACGCTGGTGAAGGAACTCCAAATGGACCACTCGTCGCAATCGAGCCGTGGGATGATGGTGGTTCGTTCTCGGGTATCATCGCGTTCTGTGTCGACGCGGTCGGCAAGGTACATCCGTACGCTCTTCCGAGCAACGGTGTCTACGGGTACGGGAAGAAGTAATGGACTGTCAATGTGGTCAGCCTGACGCTGATCAAGGTGGCAAACTTCACCAGTGCGATGCGCCGGGCTATTACGCCGATCATCTCTGTGTGTGGTGTCGATTATTCCACCGTATAGGTCCTTGGAGAGCTCCGTATCTGAGGTACCCTTCGTGTAGAGACAACCCAGTACCTGCTAGGCAGTAGGTCAGCAAAGTCAACGCGCTGAGTCGAATCGAGGGTAGATATCTACGTAGCTAGTGGATAACTCTCGATCGACTCGCGTTGACTATAGTCAAAATTGAATTCAACGTATCGATGACGAAAGGAAAAAGCTCAATGACGATGACCGTAGGGCAGTTGATTGAGAAGCTCACGAAGAAGGACCCAAACGCTCAGGTGATGCTGAACATCTATGAGCCTGGAGAAGAAGGGTTTGATTACGTACCTGATGCAGTGGGGAATTCACCAGAAGGTGTTGTTCAGATCACCGCACTGTTGAACCCTATTGAGGAGGACTAAATGTACACAGTGGAAGAAGTTGTCAAGATGCTCCGTGAGGGTAACCTGTCACGGATCGAAGGTGAAATGGCTATTGACGGTTACATGTTTAAGTGTACAGCTTACAACGTTGGTGACCAGATGATCAGGATTGATCTGAAGGCTTCTCGTTCCCAAAGGTTGATGGATGAAGTTGAAGGAGGTAAGCTCGTTCCATGACTACCAAACGACAGTACCAAGGATCGTTGATATTCGATGCGAACGTTCTACGGTCAGCAGTAGTAATCCTCCAGAAGAGGTCCTCCAAGCCTGATGGCTTCTGGATGAAAACACTCTGTCGCGTCATACTTAACTGTGCCGACAAGATGACTGACGAAGCTGCGGTACTCATAGCAGATGCATTTGGGACTGAAGATGATTGACGAACGTCAGTTGACGGTTGTAGACAAACTCTACCCATTTCAGTTAGAGGATGTTAGGAAGCTCGAAGATCAGACTGGTGTCCTCATTGCCAACGATATGGGGACAGGTAAGACGCCAGAAGCACTAGCTCGTGACTTCCTTCTTCGACAGAGACACCCAGGAGCGTTCAAGACTCTGATCGTCGCACCAATGACAGTGCTCCCTGCATGGGAGTTGCACCTCGACCAGTTCTGTCCAAGTTTGTACTACGTGACAGTCAACCCAAAAGACCGGGAAGGTTCGTGGCGACTCTTTCGAAGGACAGGGTCGGATGTACTCCTAACACACTGGGATGCCCTTCGACTCATGCCGTGGCTACAGAGTATCATTTGGGACCATGTAATCGGTGACGAAATTCACCGAGCGAAGAACCGGAAGGCTCAACAGACAAGGTACTTCAAAGCCATCAAGGCAAAGTACAAGACAGGCCTCTCAGGTACGCCAGCTACGAATCAACCTCAAGATCTGTGGTCGATCCTTAACTGGCTTTACCCTCAGGATAAGTACTTCAAGAGTTACTGGAGGTTCTACAACACTCACGTCGACTTCAAGATCAAGTACCCGGAGGGCTACCACCAGATCGTAGGACCGAAGGACGAAGACATACTCCTGAATAAGATCCGGCCTTTCTACGCACGACGGAGGAAAAAGGACGTGCTGCCTGACCTACCTGACAAGTACTACACGCAGATCCCAGTGATCCTCGGACAACAGCAGCGCAAGCCTTATGATGACATGCGTCGAGAAATGCTTGCGTGGGTTGGAGAACATCAGGATCAACCACTCGAAGCCCCTGTGGTCATTGCAAGGATGATCCGGTTGCAGCAGCTTGCTGATGCGTACGCTTCACTCAGTGAGAAGCTGGTCAACAAGAAGGACAAGGAGACTGGAGAGGTAACCCAGGTGATGAAGACGATCGTCACCTTAACAGAGCCGTCAGCTAAGTTGGATGCCTGGCAGGAGAAGGTAGAAGAGGCACCGGACAAGTCGTTGGTCGTCTTCACTACTTTCAAAGGTATGGTTCACTTGGTATGTCAGCGACTAGACAAGATGGGTATCTCGTACGTGACACTGACAGGAGACACGCCGAATGACGAGCGCGGTCAAGCAGTTGCAAGCTTTCAGGATGGGACCGCGCGAGTATTCGTTGGGACCATTCAAGCTGGAGGTATCGGCATCACACTTACCCGAGCTGATACGGCAGACTTCCTTGACCGTACATGGAGTCCAGCTCTCAATCAACAGGCTGAGGATCGGCTGCATCGTATTGGTCAAAAGAACGCGGTTGAGATCAGAGACTATGTGGCGCGTGATACGGTGGATCTCGGTAGACTCCAGCGTCTAGAGATGAAGTGGGATTGGATCAAACGTCTTCTCGGGGGATCCTTCTTAGTTGGAAACAAATAATTCATCGTTTTCCCTCTAGATTGGGGACAATTAATTCATATATAATATGATTATTAGGAAAACCAACTAGAGGAAAGGTGGAAAGCAAATGGTTCAGTTTGTAGAAGTTGCTCCTGAGGACATTCCTAACTTACGGGAGACGCACCGGGGACGCGTGAGCTACCCAATCATCAAGGGCTTCATGGAGACGGGTCTAGCTTGTGTCAAGCTTGACAGGACGGGCATGCAGCAGAACATCCAGTACCTCACGTCGGTGCTCGGTGCCTACATCAGGAATCACAACCTGCCGATCAAGACGTTCGTTCGACAAGGTGAGATGTACCTGCTCCGGAAAGACCTCAACGCTGATGGTTCGGAGAACCCGAATTGGAAGGAAGAGGAGCAGAGCAAGAGTGGTGAGATACCTGTTGGAGTAGCTACTCCGATCAACGCTGAGACGGTAACCGAACGGTTCGAAGCTGAGCAGAACCTCACCACGAAGTGAAGAAGGTACTCATTGTTGTAGCCCGACGTTACAATGGCCATGAACTCTGGACCAGTTTAGGAGTCCTCCAGAAGTCAGGTGTCGGGTTCGAAGTGATCTCATCAGACAAGTTGATCTGGGATGAGGTGACTGGACAAGCAAACACGATCGAACGGACCATTGATGATGTTGACAACCTCCCTGATGATGTTGACGGGTTGATGGTCGTCTCAGGTAACATGAAGGACACGGAAGCGTACTGGACTAACGAACGGGTGCTTCGGTACGTGAGCGAAGCTTACGCAGCTGACCTGCCTATCGCGGCAATCTGTTGTTCGGTACCGACGATCAGGTCAGCTGCGTACAAGCGTCGAGTGTCCTTCTTCCCTCTGGTCCGCTCACGGATGCTACTAGGTGACGCAGGAGCGATCCTATCGAACCTGTCGATGGAAGTAGACGGAAGGTTGGTCACAGCTGAGAACCAGATGATGAGCCAGATGTGGGCAACCAACTACGTCGCAGTCCTTCGTGGTGAGGAGCCAGCACTCACATTGAGAGAGTCAGGGTTCGTTGCAGGACGTGGACGAGAACGCAAGCCCATTCCAGAGGTCGAACGTCTGAAGGCGTCAAGAAAAACCATCGTTGTCCCACTTGATGAGGGCCTCTAGACCGATATATAATAAAGGAAGACAATGAATGAGCGACTAGTAGTTGACCTATCATCAGTTCGGATCGTAGTAGACCTGTCTGACAGTCCACCTAGAACTTGGGAGGACAAGTTACTTGAAGGTAGCAAGTACCTGAAGTCAAGGTCGCTTCCTATGAGCGACATCAGGGACATGACACCAGAAGAGCTTAGGGAGCACCTGTACCTTGACTACTAACCGATTGGTAGTTGACCTCAGTGACTGTCGAGTTGCTGACGAAGCGTACCGTTTAGCTCTTGAACTAATAAACGGTATCGGTGGCATCTTCAGTCCTCTCTGTCCTGACGATATTGCGGATGAACTACTTGATGAGTGGGAGGAAGACCTAGATCGGGATCCATTTTGGACAGGCGATCTAGCTGCACTAGTTACTGTCAACTCAATCTCATTCGTACATGACCGAGTTGTGTTGTGACTGACGACCGACCGTGTCCGTACTGTTGGCACCCAACGTCAGATGAGAAGCGTTTGCTCGAGGAAGAGGGTGTTCTAGTTGAACCAGAAGGAGGGTTTGCACCGATACATCCACTATGCCAAGAGGCCTTAGACAGTTACCTCGAGGAGCACACAGGTGACTGATCGGTACATCATCAGGACGTCTGAACGTCTCGCGTTCAAGAGATGTCGACGTCAATGGGACTACTCATCTGACAACCGTCAAGGATTGGAACCGATCAGGAATGCAGTAGCTCTCAACTTCGGGACGGCAGTCCATGCAGCGATGGCTGTCTACTACGATCCCAAGACTTGGGGTGACGACGTTCGAGTCGAGACGATTACTGCCTTTGACCTTTCAATCCTAAGCATGAAGGGTGATGTACCTGACGACAAGTACCAGGAACTGAAGGACCTCGGTCGTGGAATGTTGAAGTACTACTTCATGTGGGCTCCTAGGTACGATCGAGGACAACCTATATTAGTGGAGCAGGAGTTCGAAGTACCTATTCCAGATCCTTATGGTCTGAGCGACCAATTGTACTGGGAAGGCATTCCTGTTTTCTATCAGGGACGATTCGACAAGCTGGAAGTTGATGACGGAGAGTACTGGCTTGACGACTACAAGACTTGTGTCTCATTCTGTGATCCAGAGATACTTGAACTGGATGAGCAGTGCAAGTCATATGCGTGGGCTGCACAGCTTCAACTAGGCATCCCGATTGTCGGTATCAAGTACACTGAACTGAGAAAGTCAGTACCTCATCCGCCCAAAGAGTTGGTACGTGGAGGGCTATCAGTTGCAAAGAATCAACTCACCACGTTCGAACTGTTTGTAGCGACAGCAAGGAGACTTGGATACCCACTCGAACCGTACCTTGACTACTTGGACTTTCTCAAAGAGAGTCCCAAACAGTTCGTTCGTAGGTCTCGAAACCACTACAGTCAGAAGGAGTTAGAGAACCAAGGCATCCAGATTGGGTTGGAAGCCATCGACATGTTGAACGATCCATCAATCTACCCGTCACCAAATAGGATGGAGTGTCAACGATGTGCCTTCCGTACCCCTTGTCTTGCAGAGAACGATGGGAGTGATGTTGAGTGGATCCTTAATGACTCGTACCAGAAGAGGAAGGAACCACGCAATCTCATTCTCGTGGATGACGATGACTTCGAGTACGACTCTCTGTGAGAGGGGGTGAATAATTGGCACTATCAAAAGAAGAACTTGCATCACTAATGGACAACACTCCTGAAGAGGCAGAGGAGACTCCGAAACCTGAACCTGTTGCCGAAGTTGCACAGGAAGAGGATGACGAAGAGTTCGAAGCTCCTGTCCAACTGACTCCAGACAACGTCAAGTCTATTGGTGGCCTTCCGATTCAGCGTGTTGGAGACATGCCTCACAGGTACATTAAGTTCCTCATCTTCGCGGACCCTGGTGCAGGGAAGACGTGGCTTACTGGCTCAGCATCAGTGGTCGAAGAGATGTCGCCTGTATTGCTACTCGACATTGATGGGGGAGACCTTACTCTATTCAGGACTTTCCCAGACGTTGAGGTTGTTAGGGTCAAGGACTGGAAGTCGATGCAGTCTTTGTACAAGGACCTCCGTAAAGGTGACTTCGAGTACAAGACGTTCGGAGTCGACAGTTTGACTGAGCTCCAGAAGTTCAACATGGACCAACTCATGTTCGAAGCGTGGAAGGCAGATCACGATAAGGATAGAGATAAGCCAGGATGGGACGAGTTCAACAAGAACGGTAACCAGACACGAAGGGTTGTCCGTCTCTTCAGAGACCTTCCTGTCAACGTCATCTTCACCTGTCACGTGATGTACAAGCAGAATAAGGAGGGACAGATCATCGGGAGGATGCCCGATCTAACTGGTAAGTTGTCGCGACAAGTTCCAGGGTTCATTGATACGGTCGGGTATTTGTACCCAAAGGTTATAGATGGAGAAGTTGTCCGTCTCATGCAGACATTTAGCGACGGCAAGACGATCGCTAAGGACCGCTCAGGACGGCTACCCAAGATCGTTCGTAACCCAGACATGCAAATGATTTACAACGCCTACTTTGGAAAGTAGGAGAAAGGTACCAAGAACATGAGTGACGTTGATACCGAGCAGTGGGACCTTCGCGTCAACCTGAGTGGAGTTGCAGTTGGCTTCGAAGCACTTCCTGCGGGCACGTACAACATGACCGTCGAAGAGTGGGAGATGACCGAGACAGGTCCGAAGTCCAAGACCCCCGGAGCTCCCATGGTCAAGTGGACCTTCGCTGTCGACGGCGGAGAGTTCGAAGGCCGGAAGATCTTCTCCAACAACACCTTCTCGAAGGGCGCACTCCCGTTCTTCAAGGAGTTGCTCGTCGCAACCGGACGGTTCAAGTCCGAGCAGCTGAACGGTGAGATCGACGTTGAGGAGGCTTGCAACGAGATCCTCGACGCACACATTCGAGTCACCGTCAAGGTGCGAGACTACGAGGGTGATGACACCAATCAGATCAAGCGCATCCGTCCTGTCGGAGACGGCAAGGATGGCTCGGCAGACTCCATCGACGACCTGCTCCCGTAGAGGGTGCTGGTACCAAAAGTCGGGCTGTTCTTGAAGTTCGTTCTGGGAGACGCACAGGGAGTCCTGTGCGTCTCCCGACGTCCTGCAGGAACGAAACAGTTTGAAGAGGAATACTTCAACTACCCGGGAGAGATCAAGGCTACTCTTGAGTGGCTAGCCGCCTCGGAAAGAGGTTACGATCTATACTTCTGCCCAAATTTACTCGCTGGCAACAAGCGTGACAAGGCTAGTGTCCTTTCATGCGGATGTGCTTGGGCGGATCTCGATTCGTGTAAGCCAGAGAACATGCTAATTCCTCCTACCATTGTCGTTGAAACTTCTCCCCAGAGATACCAAGGGTACTGGGTGTTCGATGAAGCTGTCGAACCTGCAGTAGCAGAGGACATCTCCAGACGCATTGCTTACTACCATGCAGAACAGGGAGCAGACAAGAGTGGTTGGGATCTATCACAACTGCTTCGGATCCCATACTCGTACAACTACAAGTACGGTAACAACCCAGCAGCCATTCAGATTAGGAAGGCAACCAACGAGCATTACACTCCCGACTCCTTCTCAGTCTATCCACAGGCCGAGGGGTTTGAGTACACGGAGATTCCGTTTCCAACTGAATGGCCTCAGGAAGATGCAGATGCAACTCTGCAGAAACATCGTACACACTTTCATCCACGAGTCTGGGACCTATACAATACGGTGCCTGACGAGCACAAGTGGTCGACAGCACTCTGGCAACTAGAGATGTTGTTGTTCGAAGGTGGAATGGTTCGTGAGGAAGTGTTCATAGTTGCCAAGGCTGCAAAGTGTAACAAGTACGAACGGGATGGCAGATCAGACAAGCTCCTGTGGAAAGATGTATGTAGGGCGTGGGCAAGGGCAGTTGAGAAGACAAAAGCTATTGCCTTCGGTCAGTATGATCCGCCTCACGAACAAATGTTAACGGACGGAGAACGAGAATGGGTAACTTCGAACCTGAGCATCGTGGAACGTTACATATCGTGGGCTCGCCAACTTGGCGACGCTGCATGGCAGTATCATCAGGCAGGTGCTTTCATTACATTGTCCTCGCTATTAGCAGGTTCAGTTCGACTTCCTACATCCTATGGGATGATGGTACCGAATTTGTGGTTTATGATTTTAGCGGATACAACTCTCACGCGGAAGACTACGGCGATGGACATCTCCGTCGATTTGTTGACAGAGATCGACCCAGATATAGTGCTGGCGACGGATGGGAGTATCGAGGGCTTGATGACGTCATTGTCTATGCGTCCGGGTCAACCATCTTTGTTCTTACGGGATGAGTTCTCCGGCTTACTATCTGCTATGGAGCACAAGGACTACATGTCAGGTATGGCTGAGATGTTCACTAAGTTGTACGACGGTAAGTTCCAAAAGCGGGTACTCCGGAAGGAGATCATCGAGGTACGCGACCCCAGATTGATCCTGTTCGCAGGAGGTATCAAGACTCGCGTACAAGACATCTTGACGTACGAACAGGTTGCATCCGGGTTCATTCCAAGATTCATCATTGTCAGTGCAGAAGCTGACATCGCTGCACTGAAGCCTCTAGGACCCCCAAGTGAACGATCGAACCTTGAACGTGCGAAGCTACTCTTTGAACTAACTAAGATCAAGAATCACTACTGCCAGACGACCGAAGTCAAAGTTGGTATGAAGGTCTTCCGTCAACCGAAGCAGTGGGACGCACGGCTCACCGAAGAAGCGTGGGCGTTGTACAACAAGTACGAAACAACTACACTTGCAATAGCAAACAGAGCAGGACGTAAAGATGTCTTGACACCTACAATGGACAGACTCTGCAAGAGTGGTCTGAAGTGTGCAGTCATCTTGGCTGCTGTCAGACATCTTGGTGACCAGATTGTTGTAGAGGAGCAAGACCTTGTACGTGCATTCTACTACGTCGAACAGTGGAGAGGTTTCGCTACTGATTTGATTCAGAACATCGGTAAGTCGATCCAGGAGAGAGGATTGGAACAGATTGAGAGAGCTATAGTCAGATCACCCGGTGTAATGCGTAGTACATTGATGCAGTACTTCCATCTGACGGCAAGAGATACTGACATGGTACTCCAGACCCTAGAGCAACGTGGAACTATTTCTCGTGTCAAGAATGGTAGGTCAGAGACTTTGTGGCCAAGCAAACTACAGGAGGTCAAGTGACACAGACCCAGCGGACGTTCGCTCACCCTTCCGATCCTAAAGCAGTCGTCCTCCTCAGTGGAGGACTCGACAGTACCGTCCTCGCATACATGATGTCGGAGAAGTACAACTGTCACTTCCTCTCGTTCAACTACGGACAGCGACACAGCAAGGAAATCCTATACGCTGGGCAGACGGCTCGTCGGTTGGGCTCTCCTCACAACGTCATTGACTTGACGTCGCTAGGCCTCCTGTTGAAAGGCTCTGCACTGTCTGACCCCAACGTGGCTGTTCCAGAAGGCCACTACTCAGCAGACAACATGGCGATCACGGTTGTGCCCAACCGCAATGCAACTATGCTCTCGTGTGCCACTGCTGTTGCCGTTGCAGAGAAAGCTTCCGTCGTCGCTTTCGCACCTCACTTTGGTGACTACCAGCAGTACCCTGATTGCAGGACTCGATTCGTTGACCGCCTCCAAGAGGCTCTGACGATCGGCAACGAGGGATTCATGCTTGGAGGTTTCCGTATCGAGGCACCCTTCATTGCTATGTCAAAGGCGGACATCGTCACAATTGGTGAGAACCTTAAGGTTCCCTTCGCAAGTACCTGGAGTTGCTACAAAGGCGGAAGCGTTCACTGCGGTCGGTGTGGAACTTGTGTGGAGAGAGCAGAAGCATTCTGGGAAGCGCAAGTTGCAGATCCGACAACGTACGCCGACAACGAGTACTGGAGTCAAGTGACAGGTAAGTGGCCGATCATTCTTGGAGGATCCAAATGACGATTGAAGTCGGTTCCATTCGTGTAATGCATAACGTGGAGATGGCTCACCGTCTCACGAAGACACCTGGTAGGTGCCAGAACATCCATGGCCACAGTTGGAAGGTGATCCTCACACTAACTGGGGAGATCGACGAGAAGGGTGTACTAGTCGAGTTCGGTTACCTCAAGATGGCGTTCCGTGACTTCCTCAACACGAACTTCGATCACCACCTCCTACTCAACTGGACTGATCCAATGTTCAGGAATGTAATGCTAGAAGGTGCTCTCCTACCAGGTGCCACTCAAATGGAAGGAGAACCTACAACCGAGAACTTCGCCAAGCTCATCTACGACTGGGCTGTACAAGAGTTGATCGGCAAGATCGGGAACGTATATAGTGCACGAGTTGAAGTCTGGGAGACTGCAACAAACTGTGCTGTGTACCCTGCGGAGGGATGACATGGCTAGAGTGTACGAGTTGATACCAGGAGACAGAGTGAAGGTAGTGAGTATGTCAGGTACCTTCATAGCATCGTGTGACCACCCTCTCTTCGATGGTTTCATGTTGGTCATCTGGAGAATGGAAGATGGTACGTGGAGTCACGATGCTCTCCTCGCAACACAAGAGGTTGGTGAAGTTGTTCCAAACGAGGATCGGGTTGCAAACCTTCAACAGGCACTACTGAGGAGAGTTTGAATGGAAGGCAATCGAGCATTCAAGAGAGGACACCTTCGTGTAAGTGGAGATGGCATCTTCTACACACTTCAAGGGGAAGGGATCACACAAGGTATTCCAGCTATCTTCCTCCGTCTACACGAGTGCAACCTGAAGTGCAAGTGGGGCGAAACGATTTGTGACGCCTCGTACACGTGGGACAAGTCTGACAACAGGTACTGGCAGGAGTCTCTAGACGTTCCTATGGAGTCTCTTACCCAAGACTTGTGGAAAGCAATGCAAGGTCACAACTGCTACAGAATCGTGATCACAGGTGGCGAACCAATGATGCAGCGAGGAGCACTGGACACTCTGCTTCAAAATCTCTTCAGCCGGTTACCGACACCCTTTGGGAAGATTTGGGTAGAGTTTGAAACCAACGGGACGATTGCTCCCACCAAATTCATGGTAGAGAGCGCTAACAGGTACTTGGTTCAATTCAACGTCTCTCCAAAGTTGGCAACGTCAGGTAACGGTTCCTGGCGGGCACTCAAACCTGAAGTGTTGAAGGAGTACGCAGAAACAAACTCCTGGTTCAAGTTCGTGGTGGACGATGTCTTCGACGAGGATGAGATCGTGGACATCGTGGAACAGGTACACTTGAATCCTATGCGTGTCATCCTCATGCCTCAGGGCGTTGATCCGATGACTCTGTGGAAGAACCAGCAGTTGTGTGCAGAGATCGCTATGAAGCGTGGATGGCGAATGACAACTCGTCTACAGATCGCTCTCTGGGGGAATACTCGTGGCACCTAACCTTGGGCTAGCAACAACTCGCGAACTCCTAACAGAACTTGCTGTGCGTATGGAAGTTACGCAGAACAGTACTAACGGTCGAGCTCTCGGACGACTGTGCCGAAATGCTCTGGAGCATCTCGCAAAAAACGTACTGGACTATCGGACAGTTAGTTCGGAGGGTTAGATGGCAGAGTCATACCAACGTAGATTGACAGTACCTATGGCCGCAGAACTCCTCAGGCGCTTATTGCCTGATGAGAACTGGGAAGACGAACATCTAAGGAGGACACCAGAACGCTTCGTGCAGATGTTGCATGAGCTTACAGACAGGACACCGCATGAGTTCGACTTCACGATCTTCCCGAACGACGGGATTGACGAGATGGTCGTCGTTCAAGACATACCGTTCCGCTCACTATGTGCCCATCACTTGTTGCCATTCATCGGTGTGGCCCACATCGCATACATCCCAGACAAGAAGGTCGCGGGCCTGTCGAAGCTCCCACGCACTGTGCAGTACTGGTCGGCTGGGTTGTGGAGCCAAGAACGGCTGACAGAGAAGATCACCAGGTACCTAGAGGAGATGTTGGAACCGGTAGGCGTCGCGGTCGTCATGAAAGCGGAACACATGTGTATGTCACTCAGGGGTGCACAGGCACATGGCACTAAGACAACGACATCTAAAATGCTTGGAGTGTTCCTCGATCCATCTCGAGGTGCTCGACAGGAGTTCCTCAATCTGATTTCACATTAGGACCCTCTTGATTTGGGACTAACTCCAGATATATAATTAGAACATAGGAGGGAAGCTGTGAGGAAAGCGTTGACAATGTTGCAAGATGACACTGAGTGGAATGACAGTTTCATTCAGGAGATGGCTAACCGTATGGCTGTCGGCCGTCATAGGTACGGAAGTATCTACGGTCCTGAGCACGTAGGTCGTGACATGATCCGAGCTATGCGCAGCCGGATTACTCACTACGAGGAAACAGGCAACACAGAAGTGCTCCGGGATATTGCTAACTTCGCGATGATCGAAGCATCAGTTCCTCATCATCCGAAAGCACACTTCAAACCACTCGAGCATGAAGATACGCCCCCTGTGTATCGTGACGGCAAGCCCTGGACTTTGGAGAGCGAACGATGAAGCTCGCAATCATCAGTCCTAACAGTCTGCTGGACAGGTATAGTCAGACGGACTACCACCTGATCCTTCCTGACATGCTCAAGGACCCGGAGTACTACAGGTTCTACCACTCAGTTGCTAGGGGTTGGAAGGTACTAGACAACGGTGCACACGAAGAAGGAACGCGTTCACCTAACGAACTGTTCAGGATCGCTGAGATACTCCAAGTGGATGAGATCGTTGTACCTGATGTCATCGGTGACAGAGGTACCACTCTTGATATGGCAGCTAGCTTTGAGCCGCATGCTTACGAGGCAAATCCACGGTATCAATACATGGGAGTCGTTCAAGGTTCATCTGCTGGTGAGGCGTGGGAGTGTCTCAGAGAGCTGACGGACTACTTCCCATGGATTAAGTCCATTGGTATTCCCCAACACCTCTGTAGGTTCGACCAACACATCCGTGTCGAGATGGCTGAAACAATCGATCAGTGGATGGGGCATCAGGTACACCTACTCGGCAACAATAGTAGGTGGCCTAGAGAGGTTAAGCACTTGTCGGATCTCAAATGCGTCGTTGGACATGACACGACGTACCCTGTCAAGATGGGTCTGAGAGGCTACTACATCAGTGATAGGGAAGTACCAAACGTCCCAAGAGACCCCGACTACTTCGAGTTCTACCGAGATGTTGTTGAATTGCAAGACTACGTCATCAAGGAGAACATTCGTGTCTACAAGTCCTGGTGCGATGGAACAACGTAGACATCCGCTCGCACTATGTGAGTCCTGTCCACTCAACACGGAGGAGTCTGTTTATGTCCCTTCAGACGGGCCCGACAGAGCCGAACTCGTCATCATCGGAGAAGCTCCCGGACGAGATGAAGCAAGGAGAGGACGACCCTTCACTGGACAGTCGGGCAAACTCCTTGATACAGTTCTTGCGCACAACAAACTGGAACGTTCCAGAATATTTGTCACGAATACGGTTCTCTGCAGAGACAAAGAGAATCGTACTCCAACAGCCACGGAGATCGGATGCTGCCTTCCCCGACTCATCGCCGAGGTCAAGAGCAGAAGCCCAAGCACTATACTTGCACTTGGTAACTCAGCTGCGAAGACGATCCTCCGAACCACTGACGGAGTTACCAAGCTCCGAGTTGGACAAGGACACGAGTCCCCACTCTTTCCCGGAGTAAAGGTCATAGCAACATTCCACCCAGCAGCAACAATGCGTCAGCCCGGAGCCTTCCCATCGATGGTAACTGACTTCGCGAAGGTCAGAGTCAAGGGAGACGTACGATGGATCGATCCTGAGATCAGCATCGTGAACAATCCTGACAACGCCAATGTAGTACTTGACGCACTAGCAACCAAGCCCCGTATCACTATCGATATCGAAACAGGCAAAGAGAAGGACGAGGACTTCGACAGACCTGAGAACCTTCTCTGTGTCGGTTTCAGTTATCGTCCAGGGGCTGTAGTTGTCATCGGAGAGAGAGCCTTACAGCATCCAGGAGTGAAGCAGCATCTAGTTGACATGCTCAACAGGCATCCTCACATTGGAGCACAGAATGGTAAGTCAGACCTCGGATGGCTTCGAGCAGGTACTCTTGCCTTCGACACAATGCTTGCATCGTATGCATGTGATGAGAGGAAGGGTATTCATAGCCTGGAATATCAAGGTACAGAACACCTCGGTGCTCCGAATTGGAAGGCAGAGTTCAAACGGAAACTTCGTACCAAGACCGACTACGGCAGTTGTTCTCGAGACGATCTCTACATCTACAACGGACAGGATTGTGTTGGAACTTGGTTGCTCGAAGACTATTGGGAGGCCCGACTTAGAGCTGAGGGTCTTACAGGACTTCATGAACACCTGGTGAATGTAAGCAACACACTCATGCCTGTGGAGCAAGAAGGTGTGAAGCTCGATCTGGCGTACAACCTTAGGTTACAGGCTGAGTACGATGAACTACTTGCCAGACTGATGATGAGCCTTAACAGGTGGATCGACAACCCAAGGTCGTGGCAACAGATCAAGAGAGCCCTCCTGGAACTACACGTACAGGTAGACAACACTCAAGCGGAAGAGATCCAAGCAGCCCTCGAGATGGCTATAGGACCTGAAGGTAACCAACTCGATCCTGTCGACAGAGCACAAGTCATCGAACTATGTACAGACCTACTAGAGTACAAGAAACAATTCAAACAGGAGTCGACATATGTCAGAGGAATCCGGGAACGACTCGATCGCAACGGACGCATCTACGCCTCCTTCCTCATCCACGGCACAACCCATGGACGACTTTCTTCTCGCAATCCGAACCTTCAGAACATTACTCGAGGGGACCGCATTCGAGGTCAGTTCGTCCCTGAAGAGGGTAACCTTTTCGTTCAGGCTGACTATCGGACCATCGAGCTCCGAACACTAGCAGTTGAGTCAGGAGATGCTTATCTGTTCAGTGTACTGTCGGACCTTGAACGAGACATTCACAATGAGACAGGTGCTAGGTTCTATCACGACTTCTGGGATGTCACACCAGCAGCACGGAAGGAACGTCGCATCAGAGCCAAGGCTGTTGTGTTCGGACTCCCATACGGACGTACTGCGTTCAGTGTAGCAGAAGAGTACGGACTAGCACCTCAAGTTGCAGAAGCTTACTACCGAGAGTTCTTCGGACTTATCCCTGGAGTAGTTGAATTCCAAAAGAGAGTCAAGCTCGACGTGTTGAGTGGCAAGGATCTCATAACACCTTTCGGAAGGCATCATCGGGTTCCTCTCATCACACCACAGAACCGCAAGGATGTAATCAAAGAGGCGTACTCGTTCTACCCTCAAAGCATTGCGAACGACATCAACCTGCATGCCATGATCAGATTGGTCAATGCAGGTGTGCACGTTCGCATTCCAGTACACGACTCATTGCTGGCAGAGTTCAGAGCAGAGGACGCTAAAGAAGGTGCACAGTTTATGAAGGAGACAATGGAACAGACAGCAGCAGACGTGTACAACAAAGAGATGCCATTTCCTGTAGATGTAGAAATTGGTCCGAACTGGGGTGCAGTATGAAAGATCCGAAGATCGTATGGACAGTCAAAGTTTCAACACCTCAGGAAGTGTACGGCGAGGTGTACAAACACAAGTGGATTGCACTAGTGGTATCTGCAATCCTCCTGAAGAAAAATGACATCGTAGTAGTCAGGAGGGAGTGGATCGATCCATGAAGTGTTCGAAGTGTAACAACCAGGCACGACGAAACAGCGAGTTCTGTTTCGATTGTGGACCGAAGAAGATAGCAACCAAGAGACACCGTAACCCGAGAAGGTACAGGCCTATTGAACAGGATAGGAGGCGGGCACCAGAGACACCTGTACCTATGATCGATCCACTTGTACCAAAGATCATCGACAAACAGTTCCTACTAGGAAAGAGGCCGATATGAGAATACTCAGGACACTTGTAGCTGGCACGATCATACTTGTTGGAGTTGCTACTGTTTCAACATTAAAGATGGGCATCGATACATCACGCAACGTACCACCATCAGCCATTGCAATGATAGGTCCTGTTGCTCCTGGACCAACCGACAACCGAATCACACAAGCAAACATCCACGAGACCATCTGTACAAGTGGATGGACCAAAAAGGTTCGTCCAAACTCTATGTACACAGGTTTCGTCAAGAAACTAGAAATGGGCAACGGAGGCGATGTTCCGTCTCCTGCAGCAGCCGGACGGATGTACCACGTAGTTGGCACTCATCTCAACCAACCTCTGAGCCTGTACGAACTGGATCACAACGTTCCACTCGAGTTGGGAGGTAACCCTGAGGACCCGATCAATCTCAAGCTCCAGATTTGGGATGGCCCTGATGGTGCTCACCTAAAGGACCATGCAGAGAACAAAGTGCACGCTCTCGTGTGTAGCGGAGCAATGAGACTTGTAGATGGTCAGCAAGTGTTCCTGTCAGATAATTGGAAGCCGTACGCGAACTAAGGAGGAAGTAGTGGCGCCAGTACTCGAAATTGGTCACACAGCTATCAAGTTCGGATGGGGATTCCTAGTCATTCTAGGTTGGCTCACTTTCATGATCATCGGACTATCACAAAGCAAAAAGGAGGACTAGTGGCAAGTAAGCAGATGCCTGTTGGCACAAAGAAACAGAACCCTAACGGGTACTGGAGGATCAAGTGCGAGGATGGCTCGTGGCGATTCCTGCATCACGTCAACATCGAGAAGGCTCTAGGTCGTTCTCTAGGTGCTGGTGAACGAGTTACCTTCAAAGATGGTGACAGAGGTAACTGCAACCCTGACAACCTCGTGGTGCGAATCGTTGGCAATACATCTCCAGGTAAGAGACGTGCACATCTCGAAGCCAAGCTCCAGGAGATCGTTGCAGAACTGGAGCACCTAGGAGTGACTGTCGAGTACACGTTGCTCGAAGAATCTAAAGCTTCGTAACGTTGAATTCACGTTGACTCATATTCAAAGCGAGTCAAACGCGATTGGTCCAAGAGCTTACGCATTAGTAACGCTAGTTTGACTCAGCGCTTTGAATCACGATGTCCGAACAGTTTGAGAGGAGGATTGACAGATGCAAGTTGTAGTCGCCTTTGACCCAGGAGGCACAACCGGAATGACAGTTGCTCGGAAGAAAGATCCAGGACGTAGGGTCTCTGGAGAATGGACTTGGGAGTTCTACGAACTAGGTCCATCACAGCATCACGCAATACTCTGGCGTGATCTCAACCATCTCAACGTTCTGATCCCAAAGAGCGTCGACCTAACAGTAGTGTGTGAGTCCTTCGACCATAGAGCCAACGAAGCAGCTGAACTGATCTCGTGCGAGTACATCGGCATCATCGTCCTGTGGTGTACTGTTAAGGAAGTGCGCCTAGTAATGCAGACACCTTCCGAGGCAAAGAACTTCTGGACAGATAACAAACTCAAGCACCTGGGTCTCTACCACCCAACTAAAGGCGACCACTCGAACGATGCTACCAGACATGCACTCCGCTTTATCACACAGTGGAGAGACAAGACGTTCATCTACCAACTGAAAGGAATCAACGGTGCCTCGGCTGTTTGAAACAGGTGTCGGACTAACTACCCCTCTCGATCAACTACAGGATGCAGCTCACAAGGCAGCACGCATCTGGAGGAACAACGCACGAGTTGACCAACGGATGCCTCCTGGAGACTGGAGAGTTTGGCTCATCGTCGGTGACAGAGGTTCTGGGAAGACATATGCTGAGACACTAGCAGCCTTGGCCGCTCTTGACGGGCCTAAGAGGAACATTGGTTTCGTCGCTCCATCCTTGAGTGCTGCCAAGATGGTTAACTTGGACGGAGAGTCAGGCATCTTGGCAGCAGTCGGTGGTGAAGAGAACGTTGGTAAGGTCATCAGAGGACAGAATGATGTCTACTGCATCTTCAACAATGGCAGTCAGATTGAGTTCCGCTCCTCTGCCAGTCCTGAGAGCATACGAGGTAGGAACTGGGACCTCTGTATCTGGGATGAAGTCATTGCAGCGAAGCACCCACTTGCAACCTGGCAACAGATCCAAGCTGCTACACGCAAAGGTCGCGCCCGTGTGGTGATTGGTACTTCATGGGACGCTGATCACCCAGACAAAGGCAAGCCTCGGTACGAGGAAGCCAAAGCAGTTCTCTCCAGCATCCTGAAGCGAGAAGGTAGTGGAGTTATTGTCACGTTCATGAAGTCGTCCGACAACACTGCACTCTCCAAGGAGTGGCTAAAGGAGAACATTGGACACACGGACCTCGACAACCTTCTCAACGTCGACCCAAGCGCCGGCTTCTTCCGCTCCCCTATGTTTCAATACCACAGGGCGATGGAGGATAGGATTGAACTTGGAGACAAGAAGGTTAGGTACGGAAGGCTCTATCGCTTCGTTGTCGTACATCCTGTGATGCAGGACGACTCTCCGTGTATCCTCCTACATATCGGGACGTTCAAGAGTCACGGGAAGAGGTACATAGTCATCTTGGATGAGATCCGAGAATACATGCCTGCTGCGATGGCAGTCGAACGTGGACGAGAGGTTATGAAGACCCTCAAAGCCAACTACGTCCTGTACGATGCAGCACACTACTTCGGACCTCCAGAGACGGATCCACGCTTCAGGTTGATCAAGGTACCACCTCCCCCTCATACAGCCTTCCCGGTACAGAAGGCCCTAGCCGAAGGTAGGTTGTGGTTACAACCAGAGATGAAAGAGGACCTGCTCGCATACGTACCTGAAGGTATAGAGTCTAAGAGGGCTGACAGAGTGATCGCCTTGTCTCTTGCAACAACTGAGGTTGACGCACTCGACTATAGGAAGACACCTCCAAGAGTACGGCCCGTGTGGTTCAGGATCTTGAAGTGGCTAGGGGTAGCGTACTTGACTTACAACTTCTTCATCTTCTCGTTCATCCTGATGCTCCTCCTACTACCGTTCGACTTCATTGCAATACTCCTACTCATTAGGATGAGGAAGAGGAAGAAGGCAGAAGTTGAGAAGCGGATGAAGACGATGGGATTGATCTAACGCTTACGTGGACGGCCTCTCCCACGACTGGAACTACGTCGTCTAACCCTATGATGCGTTGCGTAGTACCTCTTAAGGCTAGCTTTGATCTTTGCTTTGGTCACTGCTGAGAGATGCCTACCTTTAAGGGCCGCACTAATCTTTGCTCGTGTCGTCGTACTAACTGTACGACCCTTTAGTGCGGCACTAATCTTGGCCCGCGTAGCTGCAGACACTTGACGGCCTTTCAAGGCAGCACTGATCTTTGCTCGTGTGGCTGCTGACTCGATCCTGCCCTTAAGAGCTGCACTGATCTTAGCTCTGGAGGCTGCAGAAATAGTACGACCCTTGAGTGCTGCAGATATCTTTGCACGAGCTGCCGGACTTAAAGTCCGTCCCTTGTTAGCTGCTGCAATCTTTGCTCGTGTAGCTGCAGAGACTACCCTGCCTTTGTTTGCAGCAGATATCTTTGCTCTCGTTGCCGCAGACATTGGGTGGCCTGGATGGTGTCTACCTTTGAGAGCAGCACTAATTTTGGCTCGTGCTGCAGGAGATAGAGGTCGGTGCTTCCTGCCTTTGTTAGCGGCACTGATCCTTGCCTTAGTGACTGCTGAGAGGTGTCGTCCAGTCTTGTGAATGTAGGGCACCTAGAACCTTTTGGCAAGGTAGTTCAACCTGGCACCTAGAAACCACATTACATTCGTTGATGTATCCGCTGCTATAGTGCCATTACGATCTAAGACCATTGTAATTAAACCACCAGCAGTAATTGGTGCATTAATATTGAAGAGTGCTGGTATGACTGCATATCCGTTATAAGAAGGCACGGTTACACTTCCTGTTGCAGCCCCCGAGTCAGCGACAGTTCCTCCTGGAGTACCCGACGCGATAGCCTTACCTTGTCCGTCGCATCGAAAGTCACCAGTACCTCCACCCTGATAGTGGATATCTACTTGAATCACTCCACTAGTATAGTCCCAAGGCACCTCCGTAGTACCTACAACACCGTCAGCAAATCCATGACGCAGACCCCAAGCGAACGCCATATTTGCCCAACCTCCGAAGGAGGTGTAACTAGGACCACCTAGTCCAGCATCGAACTGTTTAGCAGGTATCCAACGACTGTTCAGGTACGTACCACTCTGAGCACCTATCACTAACAAGTCGCCATTATCGTCAAGTACCCAAACTGTATCTAGTGCTTGCAGTGTAACGAGTGTAGTGATATTGAAGGCATTGGCAGTTGCAGCTCCTTTTAGTCGCAGGTCAACTGTCCCGTTGGCATGAACGGTGTCTACAACAGCCTGGTGCCTATCAATAGGATGCCCAGGACGTCCTCCAGGACCTCTGATAGGACGCTTAAACAAACCCGCCATTGGGTACAGAGGGTTCTGGTTAGGATCCATTACGCAGCGATCCTCCTAGCAACACATTGCATAGGAGCAACATCGTCCAGAGGCATTGTGACTGTGTCCAAAACGAACTTCTGGTTGACACCTGACTTCGCTCTCTGAACGTATATACAGTCCCATGCCTCCAGCATCGGCACAACAACAGACGAGAATCTGAACCCAACGATTTGACCTTTAGACAGAGTGAGCAGTGAATTCGCAACCGCCAATGCTTGGTCTGCTGTTGTAATCATCGGACTCTTGTATGCAGGAGCTACAGAGCCACCAAAGGCAATGTTGTTACTTGCTGGATCAGTAGGATCGATGTTCTGTGCTACAGCACGAACAGGTACGGAGTTACCTGTACTCTCTCCAGTCACAAGCTGGTAGTTGTAAACCTTGTCTTCGTTCCAGTCCGTCGACAAGTCCAGGATGACATTTCGCGGTCCCTCTACGAACGTCCACAGGGGCTGTGCATTATCGACGTTGGGGATCTCATCGATCACGATCTGACCTTGCCAGTCGAAGTACACTTGCTTCGCGGAGTCAGTTCCCAACTTGACACTGACGTCCCAAGGGTTGTCACTAGTTTGATATGTTGCTCCTGCTAAAGCGTACCCAGGACTCGAACCCATACGAAACGTATAGCCTGGTGTCCCTGAATTGATGATCTGTTGTATTGCCGTGTACACATCTAGGCCTGCTGCTAGTGAGTACACGTCAACGAATCCTGATCGCTGTACCTTCTTCGCGCGGTCGTACCCCATGATCGTAATAGTCAGCCCCTGGCCAGAATCCTCTACTTGTGTCTGGTCAATACGGAACACACCGAGCGGAACGAATTCAGGAGGAGTAGCATCTTGGAAGTCTACTCCACGATACAGCCATAGTTCGTTTCCAGTAGTTGGAGCAAGTAAGTCAGCAGTAGTACGAGGACTCAACGACCCTGTGGGGTCAGTCAGTTCGACTCGACACGATCGGCGGATAGAGTTGGTTGAAGAGATAGTAATGTACCCGCTAGTAATTGCTAGTGTCTTCAACCAACTTGGTTGTATCTGCGAACCTGTCCAAACTTCTGCTTTGGTCACAACCTTGTGGCCCGTCATCAGGGCTGCTTGTAACTTGAGGGAGGCAGGAATCATGGGATGTCTACCTCTTCTGCAGTGAGTTCGATGTGCCACCAAATTGGATTGAAACTCATCATCCAGTCGACTGCGATGTCGGGTTGAATACGAAGGTACCACTGGTCACCTGTTGGTGCTTGAAGTAGTACTGTTTGCTGGTTATTTCTGATCGCTACAAGTTGACCGTACACCGACTGTGACGTGATCTCTAGGATGACAGATAGTACTTGACCCAGGATCGTATCGTACACAGGTACCCTTCTAGTTCTACCTAACGGTGAGAACATGCCAAGCGACTCGTGACTAGTAATCGGTAGTGCAGGGCCGACCTTGCCTTGAGTCTGTGCCATAGCATTAGGCAGAGACATGTTCAACGAAGGCTTTTGCGGTACCTTCAGTTGCCACTCGGAGATGGTTACTGTTGCTGTAACTGTCGAGGTGTACTGACTCCCGACGTACACGCCAGCAGCTTGTGTTCCCAGGATCTTGGCTCGATAAGTCCTAACTATACCGCTCCTAGCTTCATAGTCGTATAGTGTCACCGACTGGTTCGAACCGATTGCTGTACCGGTCAAACGATGGGAGATCCAGGTAGTTCCTCCGTCATCACTGTAGTCGATCACCCATACAGCTGCACCAGTACCATTCACCCAAGCCTGGGAGGCTCCAAGGATGATGCCCATCATATCAACGAAGTGCTTCTCGGACAAGGCACAACCTTGAGCCTCCATGATGATACGTGCATAAGCAGAACTCGCTGGTGCTGTAGCATTGAAGGTGATAGGTGTCCACCCTGTAGTAACATCTGCAGTGGTTCCTGAAAAGGATGTGCTAAGAGATGTGCCACTAATGTCGAACCACTCTATACCTACTCGACACAACCGCCCTGTGGAGTTAGCTCGGAAGGACGCCATGACAGAGTATGTTGCTCCGACATTTACTGGTACTCCTCCTGTACCTCCCGTAGATCCATCTTGCATAGTACCAGCAGCAACTGCTGACATCTGTAGACAGCTAGCTCCGTGAGCTCCGAAAACCCCAGACTTCCCAGCATTACAATTCAGGATTCCTACTTGGATACCAGCTCCATTGACCTCAACATCTGCTTGTTCGCGAGTCAGTAGGTTCAGTACAGTTCCAAGTGCTAACGCTACACGAGCATTAGGGTTGTCTGCAGTAGCTGTAAACGTTGGGACCGCTGGAGCATCTATGATGGAGGTAAAGACTGTGTTAGACTGCCAGGGACCCCATCTCAAGTTTGATCCCACGTCAGACAATTTGATGTATGCTGAGTAGTTGGTAGCTGGAGCCATATCGTAACCGACTTGAATGGAGTTACTCGGAGTCAGTAGTTGTCCAGAGTCCCATAGTTGAATGCCTCCTCCGAAGTCAGGGCTGCCTCCTACTGGAGGATTGGCGAAGTCGTACAGTTTCAACCAAGCAGCAGCCTGTTGGTCACCCTCGTCATCACTGAGAGTGTAGGAGATATTGACACGCGTACGATCAATTGGGTTGCCAGCTACAATAGCTGCAGCCTTAGGCGCGCGATTGTACTCTACAACTAACCACACTTCGAAGATGTAGTAGCCTGCCGCGTTCGCTTGTGTAGCTAAATTAACGATAAGATTGTTGACTGATGCAGGTGTCCACGCTACGTTGTTAGGGTCTAATAGCCAAGCTTGAGTATCACTGCTACCTGCAGCGATACCAATCCCGGGGACGACAACGCTACCGGACCACGATACGCCATTAGATAAAGATGCAAGAAGGTTGAATGGGGAGCCTGAATAGCGTGCTCTCACTCTAACACGTACAGATCGAATTTGAATCTCCGATAACACTACACCACCAAAGGCCGAACTACTCATCTGTTCTTGTAGAACACAGTTAGGTGGCGAACTAGCTAGCGTTACATAGGTGGTGTCTACACCATCCGATAGCGCTTGCCAAGCTGTGCCTCCCGTACTAACAGTCCAGCCAGAGTTCTGTACATCTAAGATTGGTGTAAGTAGTGCTATCTGGTTAGCCACTAGCGGGAGTTCACCTCCTGTACCAATCGTGATATCGCCTGGTTAAGAAGTTGCTGGAGTCCTGGCAGAGCTTCCTGGGTGATACTTGCGTTGCTAAAGTCAATAGCTCCCGGAGCTACGTACACTATTTTACTTCCTACTCCAAGTCCTCCTAGACCAGGAAGACCAGGCATAGCACTGTTCATTGCACCTTGCACCATTGAAGCAGAACCCGTGATTCCTTGAACCAAACCCTGCATGATATTCTTCCCATACTCAGCCATAAGCTTGGAAGGTGAACTAAGTCCAAATAAGCTACGAAGAGGTCCTGGGATGATATCTTTCAGGAAGCGTTCGAACTGGTGAGTAAACCAATCCTTGATCGACAGGAACCCTTGCCAAAGACCTCCAACAACATCTCTTCCGGCCTGCCAAAGTATGCCTGCCAAACCTGCGACAGCATTGACGAGTATTTCTCCGGCACCCTTAACAATGCCTTGTATAGCATCCCAGATACCGTGCCAGATGCCTTTCAGGTCTTCACCAAGTTTACTCCACTTGCCTGTGATCAAATCAAGAAACAAACTGATGATGGAAACGACAATTTCAATCGCACCCTTAACAACACCAAAGATGATGTCCCATGCACCACGTAGGATACCGATCACATGGTTAAGACCGTGATCCCAGAGCCAGGCTATGATGTCGATTGCTGTTGTAATGATTGCTAGTATGACCTTGACAACGAAGTCGACAATCATACTGATCTCTGACCACCAACGACGTGTGTGATCAGCAATGAACTTCCAGGTACTTTGTAGTTGATCGCCTACATGAGCAACAAATGCTTGGAGTTTGTCCAAATCTTTCTGGAACACATCCCAGAGGTTCTCAGCAGCGTTAACAACCCAGTGAATGTCTGACTCCACTGTGTGCCAAGCACTGCTTCCTACAGTAACTAAGTGATCCCAGAGTCTAGTTATGTCGTCAACAGCCTGCTTCACATCTAAGCGCACGGCTGACCAGACTTCAGAGGACACCCGTTTGATATCATTCCAATTCTTGATGACACCAAACCCGATAAGAGGTAGCAGGATCAAAGCAGCCATTAGTCCTGCCACTACAGCTACTGCTGCTCCTATACCTCCGACAAGTGGTGCTAGCGCGGCAATCAGTATCAGCACACCTCCTGCTACAGCTATTACGATACCGCCGATTAGTAGGAAGACAGAGAGGAAAGCAGCACCATAAATGATTGCATCACGGAGGTGTGGGTTGAGACCTTGGAACCACTGCAATACCTGAGCACCATATCCTATCAACTTGGCGACTACAGGAATGAACAAGTCACCTATCTCTGTTCGGAGAATCTCCCAGTTGTTCTTCAGGAGTTGCAATTGTGCTGCAGGTTGCTTCGCCATAATGTCATAGGCAGCAGCTTGAGCACCCGCAGAGTTACGAACTGCATTTGTCATCTCACCGAACAAATTGGTATTGTCGTGCACAGCTAAGTTCAGGAACCTCATTGCCTGGATAGTACCTCCAGCACCATACGTGAGGTCCTTGAGTGCAGCTGAAATATCTACATCAGACATACCTTGGAAGTGCTTCCTGAGGTCAGCGACAACATCCACCATCGGACGGAACTTGCCGGAAGCATCAGCAACAGCAATACCAATACCTTCTAGGTTAGTCTTCCAAACAGGATTGGAAAACAAGTCCATCGCACGTGCAGCTGACGTAGATGCCATTGCGGCGCTCAAGCCATTCCTAGTTAGGAAGGCGAGCATGCCACCTAAGTCTTCTACAGTCTGACCAGCACGAACTGCAGACGGGATTGCTCTACCAATAGTAGAAGCCAACTCCGCATAAGTTAAAACACCCTTCTTAACAGTTTCAAATTGCACATCCATTACACGGTTGACATCTTCTACAGGTATCTTAAACGCGTTCATAATCGATATGGATGCACGAGCAGCTGCCTGAACATCTACCTGTCCTGCTACTGCACCTTTTGAAAACGCTGACAGCAATTTCTCAGCACCCTGTACGTTGACATCCATCGATGAGAAGATGTCATATAGAGACGTCTGCATCTGATCGAATGGTGCAGCAATACTAGAGGCTACTTCCCTACCGACTCGTTTGATGTCCTCTAGCTTCACACCCATCTGATCAACCTGCGTCAGAGTGAGCGCAGAAACATTACTGTACTCGATGGCAGCTTTTGTTGCTGAACCAAAGAAGACTACTCCAGCCCCACCGATGGCAGCCATACCAAGACCGACACCGACCATAGCAGAGCCAATATTCTTAAGTTGCCCTGCTGTCAGACTGCCTGTAGCTCCTAGACCAGCAACACTACCGGCAACCTGATCTAGGACCCGCGACGCTTGGTCACGAGCCCTAATGAGAAGGAGGACGTCACGAATACCTAATGGCATACTCTCCTACTGTCTAGGCATGTCTCGCTGACGCTTCTTCTCGAAGGCTTCCAGTACCATCAAGCCTCCAATTACATAAAAACTATCCTCCCTCAATACCACCGAAGGAGGACAGTTCCAAATCTGCGATAGCTCTATTACGTGTATGAGTCGTTCGACGTCTGGTTCAGGCCTCCGACTCATGAGGATGGAGGCCTCTATCCGTTTGGGAGTGTTTCATCCTGTACGAACTCATGGAGGCTGTCAATCAGCTCGGCAATCTCTTGTCCGATACGAGGGTCAAGCTTCGTGAACGAGAGTGGCTTATTGAAGTCGATTGGCTGATCATTCTCATCAGTCAAGTTGTGGTTGACAACACACAGCCCGAACTCATATAGGGTTGTCTTCTTGTTGGCCATCTGCAACTCGCCTAACAGTTCCTTCGCCTTCCCTCCAACCGTCATCTTGCCAGCCATGTCTACACGTTGTAGCCACTGGTCGTATGACATGCGACGAAGTTCCACGAACCCGTCAGGAGGAGCTGTCTTGAGATCGCACCTCTTTACAGATGCATCGACTGTTGCTCTTGGCATTACACGCTCTCCAGTGTTGTAACGACAATCTCGTAGGCCTTGCCAGTACCTGCGTCCAAGTTACCTTGCCGTGTCTGTGTTGCTCTGATGATGTCACCCTCTCCTGTCAAACCAGTAATCTGATACGTAGTCTTGACAGCTGCAGCACATGTGACCTGAACGATGTTGTTGGTATCAAGAGTTGCGATGACTCGTGTGCTCTCAACCGTACCTGCTTTGAAAGCATCCAACTCAGCACGACTCTGCCAGTCACGCTCACACGTGAAAGTGACATCACGTTGCTTGAAGCCAACGAACCTAGGCTTACGATCGGTGTACTGACGGAACTCAGGCGCTGCGTTGTCCTTCACATCAAGGGAGAAGGTATCGACATCAGCAACTTGAGTTCCAGTGGGCAACTGGACGTTGTACGAACCTGAGCCCATCGGAGAAGTTGTTGGAAATACAGGCGACCCTGGAACTGACTGAGTCGCTTCATCCATACCGATGATGTCACACTGGAACATGCCAATACCATCAGTACCGACTGTGATCTTGAAGTTCGAAACGGTACATCCAACCCATCCCTGAGCGATACCGTCACGAACTGTCGTGATCGACAACGTCTTGTTGGGAGGAGTGAATGACGAAGAGGGCGTGTAAGTGTAGACCGCAGGAGGACCTACAACCTTGGCAACAGTGTTCCGACTAGCGTGTAGGAAGTACACCAAGGCTTCAGTAAGCAACTCCATGTCGATCGGACCGCCAATGTGAGTGTTACCAACAACCGTTCCAATCGCGTCGACAGACTGACGAATCGTCCGTCGTTGTACCTGGGCCTCCATGAACTCCATCTTCTCAGATTTGATCGGGAAGAACTTAGTGGGTGCTACATAGGTACCCATCGTCACTTCAAAAGCGACACCCAAGAATCCTCCACCACCAATACCGACTGTCATTTCGTCTCACCTCCTGTGGTCACTTGAGGCTGAGGATCGACAGGAGTAGGAGTCGAGTCAGGCTTTCTGTCCCAAAAAGGATCGTCCGTACCCTTAGTAGGACCTTCTGGAGGAGCCTCAAAGCCCAACTTACCATCTGGAGGGAGAGTAAAACCGTTCGCCTTCGCAGCCGCCACCTCCTCGTCGGTGACATCATATCCTTTCCCGTTCTCGAGATCACCGAAACCTGGAATGCTGATCATATGACCAGGAGGCAAGTTCGGGAAGTTGAGTTCTATATGCACTACACACCTCCTAGCATGAGTTTGTTCTTACCATCCCAAGTTAGTCGTGCAGCTCGAATCAGTGCAGCTGTTGCTCCTGTTGTCCTTCGTACAGTGTATCCGTACTCAATGGAAGAAACGAATCCATGTATGACAAGTCCTCCCAAGGTTCGATCAGTATGCAACTTGGATCTGACTGAGTAAGCAAGTTGGTCAGCCTCTTTGCGTGTAGTCTCGCCTGGCTGGACTTTAGAAGCATACACAATAAGTATGATACGGATGTCATTGTCAGTTCGATAAGGAGCACCACTGAGTATGCTAGTGATCCCACTCGACTCCACCGTGACTGTTGGGAAGCGTGGTATAAGCGCCTCGTCGCCGTACCAAACATCTTGTAGAGGAGTCGTAAGCAAACCCCCCAAACTCGGATCAGCAGACAACATATCCACGATGTACTGCGTGAGAACGGATACATCGGCGATCGCATCAGCCACCAAGGTCCTCTGTCTCTGAGGAGACAAACCCCAACTCGACCAACTTCTCTTCGAACCACAGGGCGAAGATGTCGTCGATTGCAACGAGGTCTTCCTCCTGTAGCTCCGCCCAAGGGCGTGCAGGCATCTTCCAAGTACCTGCCTGGTGAAAGGTTCCGTACCCAACATTCTCTGGAAGACCTTCGATGGCTGCTTGGTCTCCACCTATTGTCCAAGCGTCTAGTGACCCTGCGAACCGTTGAAGCTCGCCTGTTTCTATGAGAATCTCACCACCAACCTTTTGTGCAGTAGTTCCCTCAGCTAGAGGTTCCCAGGCAGGACGCCCTCCCACATCAAAGTTCTGAGACAATGAAGGTGCCGCAACCTTTTCGACTGCTCGTGTGAGAGGTTCACGAAACGTTGTGATTTGAGTACTGAACCCTAAGATGGCACCAACAATAACCTCAGCAGGAGGTGTGATCTCAACGTAGAGGTCTACGGACACTAAAACCGCCTAGCCATGGTGAACTTGATGTCCTCATCTCCAGGCTCTCCAATAGGATTGCCTAGTTGATCAAACTGTTGAGTTAGTGCCGTTGAGTCGTTCGGCTCGAAGAGTGGAGCGTACAAAGGTTCGTCCAGAGGGTCGACACTTGGAATAGTCATAGTCCCTTCCATAAGGGACTGGACAATCTGCATGGCAGAGTCTTCCAGGCTTCTTGAGTATGCACTACCCTCTGGACTGACCTCTGAGTACTGTCGTTCATAGGTCCAGCATGACACCAACATTGCTAGGACCTTACGGATCAACGGTGGGGTAGAAGTCGCATCCGTCCACCCCACCGTTGCATACCGTCTGTCTAATTGCCCGAACACCAGCTGAGCTGCCGTGTCCTCAAACTCGGCATCAATTTGAGTGATCTGAAGTTTAGCTTGCTCCAGCCACTGTTGAACTTCAGCCAGTGAAACGTGCATTACTTACCTTTCGGAGTTGGTGTGTCCTGAACGGATGCCGGAGGAGGGACAGGTTCAGCCGGTTGCTGTTGGGTAGCTGCGATGAGGATCTGATCCCTTCTGACAGTCAAGTCGTCGGGGTTACCAGTACCTACTGGCATGAGTGCGAGCTGAGTAGACAAGGCAGCAACCTGAGCTTCCATCTCTGCCCGCGTCATCCCAGGAGGGACCGTGACAGCCCGAGTGACGTTAACTGCAGAACCTCCTTCGATCAGTTCCTTCATGATGGCATCAGGTATCCCGGAGAGCTCTTCTCCTGGTTGATACTCCGTAACCTTGCCGTCTGGATCTCCGTGGCGAACTCTGGTTATTGCGTATATTGGCATCCAACCTCCTCCCTTAAGCTACGGCAGCCTTGATAACGTACGCTGCGATGGACTTGTTGTTTGCGTCGAGTGCGGTCAGCTTGAGGTCGTATCTTCGACTGACACGAACGATGTCACTCTTTCGCTTCTCTTCCCTCCACCGCTCAGTTACCATCTCCTGGCCACCTGCATAGCCCCAGTTGAACTCGTACCCGTAAGCAGGGATCTTGAGTCCTGGCCGGTCTGGCACGTAGGCTAGAAGGACATCCTTCCCCCAGAGGTACCCAAGTGCCGCAGTCTGTCCCGGGTTAGCAGAGTTGAAACCGACGCCAGGAACGACCACGCTTGGGATGCCAAGGATAGCTGCGATGAGTTCAGCGGTCAAGACGCCTCGTTGCGAGTACTTGATCCGCTCGATGAAGTCTGGGTGATCCTCCAGGATTGACATGACCTGGTAAGGAATGATCCCAGTATTGGGTTCGATGAACATTGACGCGTGAACGGTCCTCATTGCTGTGCGCACGTCGAGGATCGGGTTGGAGTTGACGTAGTCGCTCCACTGAGTGGTTCCAGAGAGAGTGACGACGTTCCCTGCAGGATAGTTACCTGTAGTCATCACCATCGATTGCATGGCGATCTCACGAGCCAGCAGAATCTTGCTGGTCACCAACTCCGTTCCGTCACGGTCTGGTGAAAGTGGGGAGTCTGCGTTCTGTCGCTCTTCATCTGTGACTGGAATCTGCAACGAGTGCTCTGAGGCAAAGTACTGGTCCTTTGCAGCCTTGAGACCAGGAATCTCATTGGCCTCGGTTCCTGGAGCTCGAATGTCTCCACCAGGATCGACAGCCCACGCCTCACGTCCGAAGATGTAGTACATGTTCGACTGCTTCTGTACCGTAACCATCGGGAAGAGTCTCTCACCAACAAACTGGTTGTTAGGCCAGGCGATCGAGATGTTGGTGAGGATGACATCGATGTGTACGTTATCGCCGCCTCGTGGATCGTAGACAGCAAACTGCTGACCTACTTCCGGATCATCCAGAAGATTGACGTCCGATCTACGGTTCCTTCTACGCATGTGTCACCCCCTCCCCTTACGGTACGGTGTGCTTGGTGCCGATCATCAGCCAACAATCCACTTGATCGTTAGCAGCTGCCGACGCGTACATGAGTCGTCCTACGATGGTCTGGTTTGCTGTTGCTGCAGCAAGTGCAGTGACCCTACCGTCAGCTGCTGCTCGAACGTAGGTACCAAGAGCGTAAGCGGCATCGACAACCACCCTGCTGATACCCATCATTCGAACGTCGGCCTTCCGCTTGCCTGCAACAATTGCAGCGTCACCCGCAAGCAAGTTCTCCTGACAAATCCCAAGAGGATCTGCTCCAAGAGAACCAGCAACAGCAGCAGTCTCCTTACCTGTCTGCGTAACGACATACCATGCAGGACAGGCAGCACTAAACCCGAACCCCTTGTCGAGTACGTAATTTGGTCCCGGCAATTAACTCACCTCCCCCGCTGGTCGAGTGGAACGGAGAAGGACTCGCGACGGTACTCCTCAAACAGTTGGGGTTCATCTGCTGACACTTGCTCCAACGCGTCAGCATACCCCATCTTTTCATCCTTCATCTTCTTTAGGACCATATTGTTGAACCGTTCACCAGAAGTACCGCTCTTGTTACCGGGGTCATCCTCTTCTGGACGCTTCCCACCTCTCTCACCAAGCTGGATGAGGCCCGTCTTGCTGAGGTCCGTGAAAACCTCTAACATCTTCTCGGACAACTGCATTGCATCGGTTGGTGGTGACTGAGCCAACTTACGAACCTTGTCTTTGATGGCTGGAGGAATTGCATACTTACCACCCTGCTCCATCTCTGACAGCTTCAAGTTGAACTCGGACATTCGGCGCGAAGTCTCCAACTCAACGATCTTCTTGCCCTGCTCGGCCATCTGAGTCGTGGCAAGAGTCAGAGCGTCGGCCATCTGCTTCAACACCGGGTTCTTCTTGAGGTCCTCTTCCGTGAACGTGAGAGTTGGAGCTGGAGGATCCTTTACGGGAGGTTCCCCCATCTTCTTGAGGGCTTCTTCGACCTCTTCATCTGTTGCATCCTCCTTCAGCTTCACGAGCTGTCGGATTTTCTTTGGGTCCAAACTTGCACCTCCCTTCGGTGGTCCTTCACTGAACATCTCGGACAGATTGACGGGTACCAAGTCTTTGAGGAAGGGCCTGTTCGTAAGCCCTCCTCCAAAGAGTACATCCTGATATGTAGTTTTCGTCTGAGGGTTCTCCCATACGTCCTTGAACTCTGGTGAGAAGTACCGCCACTCTCCTGCTTGGATAGCCGTCCGGGCAGCATCGGTCCAACTTACACCTAACCACAGGCCGTCTGATTGTAACTTTGCGTCACGAACCCACCCGGCAGCCTTCTCACCCAGAGAAGGATCCTGCTTGTGAGCATAGTCGATATCCGGGTCGATGCCTCTGACCTTCTGCTGAATGTTCGCAGCCATCCGGGCCAGTCGCTCTGTGGTGATATCGATCTCACCGTACGCTGGGTGGGTGAACTTGCCTGGACGGAAGGCGTGGACCCAAGAAAGACCGGCCGCATCAGCCAACATCTGAGAGCCAGCAATGTCTACAAGAAAGCCGAGGTGTTGTTCCATCATTACTCCTGATTATACAGGTGGTTCTCGAGTGAAAGCAAGCATCCTTTATATCCTAGTAACTAAGCCATTACGATCTCGACTGGACCGTAAGCATATGTCAATCTCCTTCCACTAGTAATTATGTCCAATCTGTAGAACTTGTGTGTTGCAATGTCTCCATGACTCCAGTTAACCACGACTTGTCCACTAGTTTCTGGCGGAGCAACGACTGATATCTGACCTGTACCTGTTGAGTACTTGATAACTCCTACGTCTGAGTTCATTTGTTCCTGTGAAGTTTTGATGTAAAGTTCAACGGTCGTTCCAGCAAGATTCGGGACGTCTACAACTGACGAGTTTGCACGTCTGGATGAAAGTGCGAAGACAGTTGTTGGATCGTCCTCACGTACTATCTTCAGAGGCAGTAGACTCATCGGGCACTATCCTCCTTCGCAAGTAGATCCAACCCAGTAACAGTTGCTACCTGATGTAGTCCATCTACAGTAGCCTCCAACTTAAGTCCTGTCACATAGGCGACTAGAATATCAAACTGTCTACCTAGTATTCCTGTTAGGAACGGCTGCGCAGGTTGTGCAATTTGCGTATCTACTATCTGGCCTACTCTGACTGAACGATAGTGTGTCGGAAGTAACGCGACTTCAACAGTACCGGCTATCCCAATAACTACAGACTTCATAGGCACAACGATTGAAGCACCGTCAACAGTTTGAACTTGTCCTACATGAACTACCTTCAGAGGATGGACAGGTTGTGCACTATTCACATCTAGAGACTGTCCAGCATGTACTGTCTTAGCAACAGTAACAGGTTGAGCAATCTCTACATTAGATGGTTGAACGGTTGAGTGTATACGTACTGGCCTAGCTGTCTGTGTTGTATCTACCTCTGTAACCTGTCCTACATTCCTAACCTTGAGATGAGTGGCTGTTTGTACGCTATCAACTTCAGTAGCTTGATTGATACTTCTGACCTTAAGATGAGTGACAGGTAGTGCAACGTCCGTTTCAACGGCTTGTACTACTGTAGCATTACCTACATGTACAACTGCTTGAGCACTGTCAGTTTCTAGTGACTGGCCAACAGAAAGTTGCTTAGTAGTTGTTGGGTGAAGCGTTACGTCCGTCTCTGTAGACTGCCCAATTGAACGGGTTTTCACCTTACTCAGTATTAGTACTGAGTCAACCTCAGTACTCTGACCTACACCCTTAACTTTGCTATGTGTAACTACTTGTGCAATGTCAGTTGTCGTTGGTAGAGCTACAGACCTGACCCTAACTGCAGTGGTATGTTGAGCTAGATCTGTTTCAACAGGCTGGGAAACAGTCACAGCACGAGTATGCCCTACACTTGCTGTCGTGTCTACTTCGGCTGCTTGAGCTATAACATGTACCCGTACAGGTCTAACAACCTGAGCGAGTTCAACTTCTGTAGCTTGTCCTACTGTTCGAAGTTTGAGGTGTGTGACAGGCTGAGCTAGTTCTGTCTCTGTCGTCTGCCCAACACTTCGTACCTTGAGACGTACTGTAGCCTGAGCAAGATCAGTTTCAGTGGGTTGAGTGACTGTCTTTGAGTGAACTCGAGTGGCACCTAATACTGTATCTGTCTCTGTAGCTTGCCCAACACTTCTGGTCTTAAGGTGGGTAACCGGTTGAGCAAGTTCAGTTTCAGTTGTTTGGCCTACTGAGATAGTGTGGGTAGCAATGAACAGAGCACCGATAGTGTTTGACGTGGTTGCAGCACTCGTTTGGGTAGGTGCTACAGTACCCGATCCAACACTAAGATTGTAAATGTACGGATTACCATTAGCATCTGTAGCAGTGACCCAGCCCGAAGCAGGAGTACCTCCAGGAGCACCATAACCAGACCCAGACGGTGCCCTAGCTTTGTAAACAGCAACCTCACTACCATGGAGAGCTGTCACAGATGGGTACGTAATAGTTGTGGACGAAGTGTTGTTTCTTGTGCCTGTTCCTGCTGCCGAGTCGTGTTTCCAAATAATTGCAGTGTTACCCCAATCAAAGGTCCTGTTACTTAAGTCCGTACCCAAACCTGTTAGGGAGCCTGATGAAGTCCAACTAATGGACTCCTTCTGCGTGGCATTAGCATTTGTTACAGTACCGTACCAAATCTCATGCCTATTGACAGTACTCCCATTGTCGTAGTAGGCAACCGCTAGAGCCCATGCACCTGGTGTACCTGAACCAGAAGCAGGACAGTTACCTCCTGAAACAGTCGCAACCGTTTGAGTAGCTGACGCCCACTTAAAATGGCAGATACGTATAGCACCTAGAGAGGCTGCTGCAGTAAGAGTCAGAGAAGTGAGGGCTGTTCCTGTAGCAGAGTCGAGGCTCCCTACAGCAGTAGTCACTAGTGCGGGTCAGTTAGTGTCAGAGCACTTATGATAGCGGACTTACAAGCTGACTGATCAACTTGTATAGCAGCACTTTTGGTGGACAACTGGTAGGTCATAGTACCTACTTTAGCTACGCACTTAGCAACGCAGGTTAGGGTGCGACCTTCTGAGCCGACATAGGTCAGATTGTAAGTCGTTCCGTTGACCATCGTCACAGGCATTAGCTCGCCCTATAGAATCCTGCAGCAGCGAACTGGACGGTTAGGTCACTCGCGTCTGTGGTAACAACGAAGTCATGAGCAGTAAGGGGAATTCGAGTGGTATCTGCTGCAGCCTCCTCATAGAACACGATCAGCTTCGCTGTTGTGTTGTTCGTTGCTCCTCCAGCAACCGTCCACGTCTGATTTGGTACAGACACATCAACGCGGTCGTTTGTATTGTCAACTGTCACGGTGCCAGTAAGACCTGTTTTCCGAGCATAGTTGGTGAAGTCCGCTTCAGTTGAACCCGACAGTACAGCAGTGAGTGTTGCACGATCACGCATGAGGGCATCAGACTCAACTGTCTTGAGGATCATCACCCCTAAGTTGGTAGCCGTGTCACGCACCTTCTCAGCTGACGCACCCTTTGCAATGTTGAACACAAAATCTGCCATTATCCCTCCTGACTAGGATTCGACTTGCCCGAATTATCTGCACCAGCATTCTTACCAGGTAGACCTTTGTTCATGTTGCCTGCCTGAGATTGTCTTGGCAACTCAGGAGCAGGAGCACCAGGCAACTGAGGAGCAGTGACCATCCGTTTGGTAGCAACGTCCTTACGAGGCAAGTCCATCTCTTCACGTGACCATGTCTCAAGAGGATCATCAGGCTCTATAATACCTGCACCGATCAAGTTCCTGAGTGCGAAACTGATCGTTCTCCAGTCGATAGTATCGCCAAGTCGGCGGCACTTCAGCTTCGGGAAGTCGATAATGTTCGCCCCAAAGTTGTACTGCACCAACTGAGGAATACCATACGAGTTGAAAACATCAGCAACCTGATCAGCAACGAACCTAACTGACTTCAGGAAGAGTTCCTGATCTGCTGTAACAGCAGTTCCTCCTCGTGTCATGTCAAGGAAGGGAGCCAAGATGTTTTTGGCGATCTCCATGTCATGGTGTTCGATGGATCGCATGATGTCAACAGGTTGTCCCTCCATCTTCAACATGATGATATCCCAATTAGGAGGGAGAATGATATGGGCCTTCTCATTCGTACGAAGGTTACGGCCCATCTCATCAGCAAGTTTCCTGTCTGCTTCCGAGAAGTTCGGTGGAAGGTGGATAACAGGAATCCCAATGCCATGACGTTCCTTTTGGATAGCATCGATCTTGTACAAGTTATCCTTGTAGAACCAGTGCTTGTACGCCGTACGAAGGACAGACGTACCCTGAATGTTCCCTGACTCTTTCTCGAACGTGAACACCAACAACTTTGAGATGTCAATATCAACAGGTTGATACAGTTGTGGACCGTAAATCCACAACGTTTGTGGTCCTCCATGCAGATCGAAGTCCCACCTGTACACATCGAGAGGATGTCTCGGAGCCAACTTGCCCCAAACATACTTGCCGTCTCCAGCAGGACTGGGCACCCAGACCTTCTCGAACATGTAGTACCCGAAGTCCAACATGAGGAGAGCTTCCCGAAGTTGCTGTGGCCAAGAGACCGTCTGCCACTTCGTCAGACAGTTCCAACAGAACTCTGCAATCTTCTTGTCACGAAGTTTGTCAGAAGCTGGGTCCATATACCAACGTGCAGCAACAACAGGAGTCTTGACAAGGTTTAGAGTACCCCGAATCTGCCCGTCACTCTTACGCATCTGCTCGTAGACACGCAGACCTCGGATACCACGAAGTTCAGGGTTGTAATCCTCTCGGATCAAACGGCTATAGGTCGTCGTACCAGAAACAGCAGCAGCTCCGATTTCACCTGTTGGTGGTTTCTCTACATACTTCTGAGTCACAATCAAAGCACCGCCCGATACCCCAATCGGGTCGTAGTCTGCAAACAACTGTTGGAAGTCTGTCGTCTCCAGAGTCCGCACAGCCCCATTGCTCTCGACCACAGGCCCCGATGATTCAGGTTCGTCGAACTCATTCCAAAGTTCTGGCATTAGAACATCTTTCCGGTAGTGAAGTAGCCTGCTTCGGGCAAAGACAACTCTGAACCGTCGTCAGCTTCTGGTGTCCAAACCTCATTAAGGTGATGCTGCGCTCCGAGTACGAACAAACTCATGAGTGCGTAGCGGAGGGCATCAAGTGCGTTGTCTTCTTGACCCATCCGCTTAACGGGCCCTGCCGCGTTCGACTCTGGCTGATTCCTATCTTCATCCGGACCTTTGTAGTTGATGAACTCCCGAATCGTGTTAGGACAACTCCAGTCGACAAACAACATAGGTAGGAGTTCAGGCGTCCCATATTCATCGACAGTTCTACCGGTGTCATACCTCTTCAGGAACCTCTTAAGATTGTCGACACCTTGACGCCAATTCACCTTAGCATCAGGGTCAACGATGCATGGTGCGAGGTACTGAGACACTGTTGCAGCCGCTTCAGGGTCTGCAGCGTCACCAAAGCAGCAGTCGATCTTGTACCCTGGAGGCTGTTCTCGTGCTTTCATCTCATCGATGTGGTCTCGAAGTTGCTTGTACGACTTGTAGTGCTCTCTCCAGACGGTAATGTTGTCCCATGGATCTACTTGGAACTCAATTGCAGCTAGAGGATGTACGAAACCCCAATCGAAGGCGATGTAGTTGGGCCATGCGGGGTTGTATTTGCACGTCCTGATGTGTACATTCTCGTCAAACTCCGCGTAGATCCTGCCTACGAAGCTGGCGAAGTCTGCCGCGATCTCCTGTGAGAAGAGATCCTTATCCATAGCCATCTCGAGGGAAAGGATCTCTGGGTCCTGACGTCCTCCCGGGTAGATAGCACGGTTCTCCCAGGAAGGGAAGTGGAAGGAAGCGTACTCCTCATTTTCCGGGTTCAGACCGAGTTTGTACAGATCGTAGAACCAGTTGTGGCCTTCAGGAGTTGAAGCGAAGTCAGCAACACCCCTCTTGTCAGAAAGGGCAGGACGTAGAAACCGTTGGAAAGTACTTGCTCTGTGCTTAGCTGCCTCTGCAACGATCACTGAGTCTAACCCTTCGCCGACGAGTGTGTCCGGATACTTCGCTGACTTCACTTCAAGCCTAGTTCCCCAAGGCATCTGAATGTACATCTCACCTTGACGAGTGTTGTACGACTTCTTAACGCGCTTGTCTTGACCTAATTTCTGTCCTACGATAAGATCGTTCCAGATGTACCTGAATTCCTTCTCGCCTTCGTCGTACTCTCGGCCTACGATCCAGTGCCAAGTATCGGGCTTGAAGAGCCTCATCTCCATGTCTCTCGCGACCATTGTAGTCTTGCCAAAACGGCGCCCGCACGCTGCGACGCGGAACCGTGCCGTGTTGTTGTGATACCTCCACTGCTGTGTGTGAGGATTGTATCCGATCTTCTCGAAGTACTTTGCCCTGTCGATTAGCAGTCCCATTATTCACCGTTCAGTTAGGAGGACAAATAATAGGACATTGAACGTTGAGTAAAGGTGTAGGAGACTGTGAAGGTTGTGGCGTCACAGTAGATGTCACAGTAGGTGTGACTGTTGGAGTGACTGAAGACGTAGGTATAGGTCTAGACCTGGGAGTAATTGTCACCGTTGGTCCTGGAACCGGGAATGGCGAAGGAATGATTACCAAGACACCGTCCTTACCATCTTTTCCGTTCGTCCCGTCCTTCCCATCTTTTCCATCTTTTCCGTCCTTCCCAGGTTTGCCCCCGGGTCCGGGGACTGTACTCGCAGCCCCAGCAGATCCAGTCTCACCTTTCAATCCTCGTGCAATACCTACAGCCCGGTGAAGTTCATTGAGAATACGAGGGCGGTCCTCTGGTGGGGCGTTCTCGAGTTGGCTTTCAAGTTGACTGATTCGAATAAGAGCGCTCTTGTACCGTTCTCCTTGCTGACCGTAACGGTACACCACGAAGACAAGGGCTACTGACAGCAGGACCATTATTATCGTACAGGCGTAGACCGGCCACCCTGAAGGGAACCTTCCCATCGGAGACATATGGGTAAGTTTTTCTTCCAGGCTCTTAGCCTCGGTCCTCAAGTCAGCCTGATGGTGCAGCACACTCTCCGGAGCTGTCGATGGAATACTCATGCCACCGCCTTCACCTGTTTTTCAAAGTCCTCACGTATCCCCCGCAACTTCGTTTCAAGTTCCTGCACTACTGCGTGCAATCGTGCGATCTCAGCACGGTCAATTTCCCCAGTAGCTAGAGCTACGATAAGATCCTGCTTAGCTTTGACGAGTTCCACCTCGCCTACTCGCAGAGCGTCAATCACTCCTTGCATCCGAAGCACCTCGGCATTAAGTCCGAAATTGAGATGCTCGAACAGACTTACTGCGTCGCTGACTACGGTCGTAGCCAACTTGGCAGAGGTAGACCGGTGACTAACGAGCACGGCTTGTACGAGTCCAATCGCTGCTACTGAGATTGCAATAATCCCACCCACTAAGAGCGGAGTTGGAATGTTCATTGCTTGGGGTGCTCACGGTCGTAGAGGTAGATTGTGGTCCAACAGATCATCAACACAATCAGGACAGCAGCAATCGCCCAGGGTACCTGAACGTTGCACCAACAACTGGCCGCTAGGATCACGCTGGAGGTTGTCCTGTGACCTGATCGATGAGACCTTGGAACGCAGCACTCGGACCACCCTTCTTCCACCCTGCTATGAATCCAATCACCACAGGAAGGAGGCCTGCTAGGATCGTCCAAACGTTCAGGTGACCAGTTGCTGCTGCAACTCCAATGATCCCACCACCAGCGATGGTACTTGCTGTCGTCTGTGCTGCGACCTTTGGATGGATTGCAGTAGCAGGCAGATTCCCTTGTGCGTCAGGTACTGTCTTATTGCTAAGCCACTGGAACTGCATCTCTCCTCCTTAGCAGTTCGGGACGCCAACGAGGGCGATCTTAGCGGTGGGATCCGTTTCGAAGCCTGCGTTCGCTGAAGCATGGATCGCAACAGGTGTGTGGACACACACTGAGCCGACATGACTGAAAGCAGCGAAAGCACTGGTCGCGAGTCCGATGAAAGCCAACGCTAACTGCAGGAAGTCCATAGCTACGTTCCCCCTATCTTGCCGTGTTGTCCCAACAGTTGACTTGGGCATCAGTAAGGCGCTTAGGACCAGTGTACGATGCCCCATCCGAAGCTTTCACCGTACACGTGGTCCCAGCGCCTACTGAGGTGATCTTTGCTGCTATCCACTTCCCACTTGCTCGTCGCCAAGCGACAGTCCGGTTCACCTTTCGACGATCGGGGCTGTTTGCTCTTCCCATGTTAGTTCGGGAACTTCCAGAGGTTGATCGCAAACATGACTACGCACAAGAACAGGATACCTCCGAGGATGATCACGGCCCCACTCGGTTGAAGTAGACGTTTGTCTGAGTGCGTGCCGTACCTGCTGCAACGTTGTCGACGATCTTGCCCGTACCGATCCTCGAACCGAGGCGAAGCTTGGCTCCAGAAGAGGACCCAGGACCGAGGATCGTTGCGGCCAGCGTACGACCGTTGGCGCCTCGGTAGATAACGCCTGGGGCCTTATTCTTAGTCAGGACTGGCGTACGAAGAGGCATCAGACGTGAGGTTGGCCTGGACTCATGCCTCCGCCCGAAATCGGTTTCGATGTGTGCTTGTCCACCAGGTCCTTGAGATCGTGTGCGAGAGGCGAGAGATCGTGCCCAACTGTGGCTGCCTTGCTGGCCCAACCGAAGAGTTTGGCAATTGAGTCCAGGATGCTGTGCTTCGGGTGCTGTGCTGCATCTGCCGTCGTTGGCTGTATCGCCATTGGTTTCCTCCTATACCACCCTGCGATCTCGGATTCGTGAATGTCGAATGTCATGCACTAGCAGGCAGGCGAGCCTGCACCGCTCCCTCTTGGGGTTGAACCCTTGGCCATCTGGCTCGAGGAACGTTCGGACCCTGCGATGTCCCCAGTGTCGACTGCCTTGCGTGCAGCAGTACTGGAACTCTTCACCGTGCTGGTCTGATTGGACCCTCCTGCTGACTTCGACGGACCACGACCACTCATGCCACCCTTACCTCCACTCTTCGCCATCTCGTTCTCCTTTCCTAGTAACAGATCAACTTCAATCACCAGCTGCTCTATATCTGGTACACGTAGGAGAGCCATCAGGCCCCCTTCAACGGAGGCTCTACAGCGATGCCCTGCATCATTGCTTCGAGAGGGTCCATCGGCCTCGTAAGCGGGTTCGCTCCGGTGAGGGGTCCGAGGTTCCTGTCGATGACATAGCGCGCAGCAGTCATACGCTGCTTCTCATCCTGGCTCCAGAGGGCTGTGTGAATGACTGACTGGATTGCTGGGAGGAGTCCTTTCCTCAACTCCCGCTTTGCAGCCACTTCCAAGTCCTCGTGTTCAGGGTTCCATTCCTCAGCCAGTGACTGAAGAGTCTCGTCAAGCTGCCTTCGCTGATCTGGTGTCATCGGTTCGCTCATGCCTATATAATAAAGGAGGAGTGCGATGACACACAAGGGTACAAAGCGTGGTCAGGATATACTAGTAACACTTCCTCAAAGTACAAATCCTGGTGACCCTGTTTTTAGTCTCTTCCCGGCGAGGACCCCTCCGGGCGTTCACCCTCAATGTACCTCCCAGGTAATATAGTTCCTAATTGTAAGGCTCCAAATTACTTCGTTCCAAACTAGTTTTACTTGTGAGATAGACATTATGACTATTACGACTATACATACATACTATTAGACAATCATGTAGTAGTAATGACATACATCAATCAAACATTGTAGTTGTCTCTCATACATGTATGATGTATGATGTTGTTAGTAAGAAAGAGTAATAAAG